CGCCGCCGCCGCCGCCGCCGCCGCCACTTGGCATCGGAGACTTGCCGCCGCCGTTGCTGCCCTTGTTTCCGCCATACAGGCCGTGCATAGGTGTGCGGCCCTCGTACTTTGCGCCGACGTCGCCGTAGGCCGCACCTGGGCGGATGTTCGCCAGCGTCACGGGTCCGCTAGGGGCCCCCAACATTCCGGCATAGCCACTAAGATTGCTGCCGACCATGCCGAAGCAGTTGCGGTAGCCGTGAGCCTGACGGGGCCCAACCTTGCCGATGGCCATGACGCCACCACGGGGCCGTGAGACGTTGCCGAGGTTACCGTAGCGTGACATTATCGCCCTCCAAAGGCTACAAGGCCCAGCACCGCCGCCCCTGCAGCCAAACCAATCCACTTCCATGGCACGGGCTTCGCGGGCACGGCCGCAGTAGAGCCGGCTTCGATGGTGGGTTCCGGCGGCAAGCCACTTTGGTTCTTACGCCCGAAGTGGGCACCGACGTCTCCCGGCTTGCTCATGTCAGCCGGTGTGACTTCTTCTTGGATGACGGGGCCATACCGCATGTCCATGGTGACACCTGGCTGGTAGCCGGCGCCCAAGAACTTCGGACCAGGTCCACCGCCCTGCTGGGGCGGGACGTGCATGGACGTGCCACCCGGCTTCCACGGCACGGAAGGCGTGAGCGCCGAAGGCCCCGAAGCGTGGTAGCGAGGCAGGCCCTGCGGTAGTCCACGAGCCGTGGACGCTTGAGGACTGGTCAGAGTGCCCTTGTTGCTGATGGAGGCCTGCATGGGCTGTAGACCCCTGCCGAAGACCTGTACACCTGGTGTGGGTGCCGACGCAATGACGCTAGGCGCCTTGTAGTACCCGCCGGGTACGATCTGCTTATTGTAGTCGGATGCGGGCTTTTGCAAGTTGGACGTAGGAATCGCCACCGGGCGTATGAAAGCCGGTGTCTTTTCGGTCGTCAGCATCACGCGCTGCGGCACCTTTCTGGGGCTAGGTGGCGTGGCGAATGCCTGGTGTGGCTTCTTACTGGGTACGCTTTTGGAGACGGGCTGCATACCCGGTAGATTCTTCCAGCGGGACCAAGCTCCGGCGTCGCCGTACTTTCGCGCGTTGATCAAGGGCATAGGCCGACTCCAGTTTCGCGGTAATTCGCGTGTGCCACCTCACACGTCTGCAAGGCTGCTCCTAGTCTAGCGGCACAGCGTCCCGCCTACTACACGCGAACGACTTGCTAATCCAACCCGCCAGCGGTATCGTGCCGCTGGCGAAACACTCTCACGGAGCGCACCATGCGAAAGATACACGACGAATCCAACGGCGAGTATGATCTGACCTACTGGTCGGACGAGGACGTGGATGTCACACCACTACCGCTCGTTCAGCCCGCCGCGCTGTCTATCGAGGCATCTTGGGTAGACATCACCTGCGGCTTGCTCGCGGTCGTCGTGCTGCCCATCGTGGGCTGGCTCTGGCTTTGTGTCGCGCTTGGCTTGGCTTTGCAGTAGCCCTGTAGGTGGCCACCTGGCGGCATAGGCACCGCATACCCGAGGCGGAATAATGCCTTGAGCGCGGATTCTACATGGTGGGCTTCGACGTCACCCGAGGCTAGGGCATCTACGGTCTTGTGTGCCCACGCGTGGATCTTGTCGCTGTGCTCCCCAGCCACGAACCATGACACGGCTTGCAGTGTGTCCATTCGGAACGCCAAGCGCACTCGCAACATCCGCCGACTCTTGGTTAGGATGGCTTGAATCCAACTCGATGTGTAGGCCTGCCTGTCGATGATCTGTGCGTAGGCCAAACGCTCCCCTTTGGGGTTGTGGACCGGGTGCTTAATCCCGTAGAACCAACAGACTACGGGTGCTGCCTTGCTGGGCAAGTGGTCTACTTCTATGCGAACAATCGCCCACAATCTAGCACGGTCTAGGGATTCTTCGATGTGCTCTGCGTCCACTGGCTCTGCGTCTCGGTCCCACGGCTCACCCTGTGCTGCCCATCGCTCCTGCGTAGCCGTCGGGTAGCCCCCCAGTGGCTGCACTGTGCTGGTTCGTGTCGGTGGGTTCATTGCACGGCTGATGGACTGGAGCTGGTGTGTAGTGGTGCCCAAAGATGCCGCGGCCTCCGCCAAGGTTGCGCCTTGTCGGTAGACCGCGCGAGCAGCTCGATGTGCCAACCAGCGCTCCTGCCCTGGCACATGCACGAGGTTGTCGCGAGGCTCAGGGTCATTGATCGCCATCCGAATGTACCAGCCGGCCCACGAAGAGAAACGAGACGTTGTCGGATCCCAGCGCACTGCGGCCTCGTGCAGATTGATCATCACATGCTGGTGAATGTCTGCCTTCGGCGCGTCCGACCCTGTCCCCTGGTTGATCTTCACCCATGCCATGTCAGACCATGCGCTGACCAGTTGCCACAATAGCTGGTCGGCTCGCTTGATCATCTCGCGGATAGCGTATTGGAACGCTCGCGACGTTCGGCCTTTTTCGAGCTTCACGAGGAGTGCCCGCAAGTCTTTCAGCCAGTCTTTACGGACCTTGCTCGGAGGTCGCGCCGGCCAGCGACGAAGGCGCCAACTTACCCGAGGCGCGCGGGACAGCAGCCAAGAAGCGGCGGCATACCAATCAAGTGCGTTTGCTGCCAGAGCAGCCTCGCGCTCTCTCTGGGTGCCACCGCTGCCGACTTGACGCCTCTCCATCGCTACTCGCTCCCGGTATCGACGCTGGGAGCGAACTGCTCGCCGGCTTTCGCGAAGCTCACAACAAAGCGGCGAGCCTGTTCCGGTGCGCCGTCGCTGCCGTAGTGGTCGCGGAATTGCTGGGCAAGGTTGCGCGTCGTTGCCCCTTCTGCGTCATCCCGCAGCATCGAGTAGGCCCACACAGCCGGTGCCAAGTCAGACAGCGCACGGGCCACCTGGTAGTCATACACGAACTCACACGCCGCTATAGTAACCCAACCCACGAGCACCGGGATGTGTCGTGGTAGCCGCGATACCTTGCTCCGCTCCTTGGGCCCCGCGGCCTTGAGCAGATGTTCCCACAGTTCCTCTGTGGTGCCCGTCGCGGCAAAGGTCTTCACGGCCTCAAAGTCCTGGCAGAGTCGATCAATAAGCGCTGTCCAAGCCTGCGGCGGTCCTTCCCGCTCTGGTGCCATCAGGCTAGACAGGGGGCTCTGTCCGTCGGCCATCAGGTCAAAGACCCGACTGTTCACTGCGCGGCAAAGCTCGATTACACCTGTGATCTCCATGAACTCGACATTGCGGCGTTGTGCCGCATAGCTCAGGGCCCCCATCAGGCTTCTGCCGACTGTACACTGCGTAACTCTGCGTCATTGCGCATGGCCGTGACCAAACGCTGTGCGAACAGGGGCAGCGCATCGAACTGCTCTGCCGTCAGGGTGTCTAGGTCGACGTCGGCCATGTCATGCTCCCGCGACCAGCCGCCCCACTCCTCACGCGAGTCTGCCGTGTAACTGCGGCTGACCATGAAGCTAAGCATCTCTGTGTGAGCGCTCACCATTTCGCGGCGGTGTGACTCCGACAGGTCGAGCTGGCGTGCAAGCAACGCCATCGCCTCCTGTTTGTGATCTAGTGCATCCTGCAATGCGTTTTCAGCGTTCGTGTGAATGGCGCGCATCTTGCGAGTGATGCCTGACACCGACCGTGCCTCGTGTTCGCGCAGATCCTGCGCCACAGTCGCGCGCCAATCGGCGTAGACGTCTTTGAGTACGGTGGACAGGCCCTTAGCGGCCTTGCGGGTGAACATAAACATGATGGGTCTTCCCTCCCAGCCTTGGCGGAATGCCACAACCGAGCGCAGTCTAACCGATTGCGCCGACAAACTCGGCAACCGCTGCGTAAAGCCATGCGTGAGCGACCGCATCTTGTGCCCATTCGTGGAGCGCTGGGTCGTCTGGTTTCCACTTTTTGAGCTTCGGGTGGTCGGCCAGCTCGTAGGCGTTTTGGTAGGCCTTGATGACGTGCGGTGGCACTTTGGCGGCACGCGAAACGCTTGATTGGCGCTGGGTCTCACCGAGTTGGTGCTCGTACTCGCGGGTCAGACAACCTAGCAGCTGCTCCAGGGTCTTGAGCAGTCTAGGGTCTTGCAAACGCGCGGCCAGGATGCCGGCCTCCGCCATGTGCATGTAATTCTGTGGTTCCTTCGCGATCTCTATGGACCGTGCAAACAGCTGTTCTGCTTTCAGGAAATTGATACGTTCGACTTCGATGAGTGGCACTAGTGTCTCCTACCTTGCCGGCTGTATACCACGTCGCCCGCTTCACACGGCGCTCACTCACATCAAGCCAGCCGCCACACGAGAGCCCCACGGTTGCCGATGACAACACCACCAAGCGTGGATTCAAACGACGTTAGGATGGTATCCCCTTCGTTCACGGAGGCGACGCACATCAGGATGACACTCGAACCGTGTGTGGTTAAATTCCCCTCGAAGTGCCGAGTGCAGTCGGGTTGCGTGACACCTGCGACCTTCACGTCAAAGTGTACGTCCATTGCGACGGAAGTCGTGGTGTAGATGGTGCCCACTTGCTTGCCCAATGTGATTGTGCCACCGCTGCCGCTGCCGACACTGCCGGCACCTCCGGCCTGGGTGGAGTCTGCGATTGTCCCCACGCCTGTGTAGTACGCAAATTCAGCCAGCAGGTTGAGGTCAATGGCGAGATCAGTGCTGGGTGTGCCCGACGGCAGGACTTGTGTGGATCCAGTCAGCGACAGAGCCCCACTGGTCGACAGCAACCGGCCCTCTAAGTCAAGGCCCCCACCGGGAGCCATGCCGCCCGCGATACAGATAATGTTCCCTTTGAGGTCTGCCCCACCACCTGCAGACGCCGCGCCGGCAAGCAGCCAATAGATGTTGCAGGCTTGCGCCCCGTTCGCGAGTGCATGGGTGTTGCCCGCATTGAAGGTCATGGTGCCGCTCACCCTGACCACAAAGATGGCGTCAGCGTCCCCTGCGGCGTCGAACGTCGTCGTCCCTGACGCGGTGCTGGCACCGGTCAGGTCGAAGACACCCGGTACAATCACCTGCCCGTTCGAGATGGTAGACGAAAGTCCGCCGCTCGACGTGAGCGCCTGGATCTGTGTCACCATTGCATTCAGGTCGAGCAGGGCTTGAGCCACAATGTTTGTCGGCGTCGTGGCAAACTCGATTGTCGACTCCATGCGATAGATCCCTGTTGACGGTGCGGTCAGGGTCGTGTTGTTGACCGTAGCCGTCGCACGCAGCGCTAGGGTCTGCGGCGTACTGGACGAATCGTTGACATAGACCGAAGGGGCAAAAGCCCCCGCTGCCTCGATTACACCGTAGGACGCCGCGGCGCTGTCTAGTGATACGTACAAGACGCCACCCGACACCCCGATGGTGCCCTTGAGCCGTGCCTCGGTCAAATTGGAAAAGCGGGGATGCACCCCGTCATCGAGGTAGGTGGGCTGTGACATATTTGCGATCCTTACCGTTTACGGCGTTTGCTTCTGCGTTCTAGCCAGGCTTCTGCTGCGCTAATGGCCACGAAGGTTGCGATGCCACCTACTGCGGCTTCAACGGCAATGATGGAAAGCTGACGCCAGTAGGGCTTAGGGTTGTCTAAGGGCCCGTCCCCGATGTCATCGAGACCACGGCCACTACCACGGAAGCCAGGCACGGGGATGCCGGCCATGGGTGCGCTTCCGACGTTGAGAGGCGCCACGTTCAGGGCGGTGCGAGCGGGTGACAGTCTACCGGGTCGTTTCAAGCCAAAGCCCCCTAGCCCTGCCGATGCAAGGCCACCATAGTATTCAGATGCCGGTTCGGCGCTCTGGCCGGTGTCACCCCCGTTCGGTGGCAATCCCTTGTACCAAGACAGTGCTCCCGGTTTGGTCACCGAAGCGGGCAGGGCCATGTCGCCATGCGTCCCCATCTTCACGCCATGCCGCACGATGCTGTAGCCCAGCGGCGACCCCTTGAGCGTCGGCTCTGTCTCTGCCCAGTGCTGGTCTTTGACGGCCGCACCAAAGGGCCAACCAATCGCAGCCGTGATGTGAAACCAATCGACGTCCTTACCACTAGTCCAGCCCCTCGGCATCGGGGTACCTTCGAGCCATCGTACCATCTGGCCCGTCTTGCGAACACGGCCGATGAGCATGTAGCGGTTGGGCAGACCGATGGAGCACGCGAGGCTGTTCAGCAGCAGCGCCATGTCGTCACAGTCTCCCAAGCCCCATTCCAACGTCCGCCAAGGTGACGCGATGCGCTCTCCCGGCTCGTTGACGTAGAAGACCTCGTCTTGCACAAAGGCAAGCAGCGCAGCCGCCATCTTGGGGTACTCGCGCTGTTGCGTACCTCTTGCTTCAATGACCCGTACAGCGAGTTGGGCCATTCGAGGGTCACGGCCGTACTCTTCGGCTTTCGCTCGCAGGAACGCGATGCGCTTCGGGTGGGACATTCGAGCCCAGTTGTGAAGCACCGAGACCTGACCCGTCTTACCCGGCCCACGCTCTGCCAGAACGCCGTCAGAAACGGCTAGGGCCCCCGCACGTCCCATAGGGGTGCGGGGCTTCGGGCGTGTGGTCGTGGGGTGTCTAGGCATGACCACAGTCTAGCGGGCCGCTACCGGAACTAGCACACGACGGCACGGGTCCAGCTAGTGTGTGGTACTTGCAATTGGCTCTACCGTCCACCCACGGATGTTGACCCACACAGAGTCACTCATGGCCACATTGAGGCTTAGTATTGAATCAACGGTAGTATCAACTAGTGGGGGTGAGCCCACGTCAGTCGATGGCGTACTGTCGATCACAGCACTTAAATAGGACATGGCCATACCAGCAACAGGCCCTTCGGACTGGATGGTAAATGTGCCTGTGAGGTGCCACGGGCTCTGGTACGTGCCTTTGCTCACCATCATGACCTCTGCCATGATGGTGCTGCCGAGCGCGACGTCGAAAGTCACATCCGACACATCCCCAGCGGCAACTGTGCCCCACGCGGTGACGCGGTAGCTCTTGCCTGCGACCAATTGGCAAGCCGCCAAAGTGGGACCTGGGAAGATGGTACGCGCGGTATCATCAGTGCTTAACGGGGCAATGGCGCTGTAGCTGGCCTCCGGCGCACAACAGGCCTGCGCGCTGTTCAGCAGAGGTAGGCAGAAAAGGACCGCGAGTAACAGTAATAGAAAGCGTGGCACGCTATTGACTCCTGGGAAGTGATGGCGACGGTTAGCCTCTAGAGCCTAACCCTTCTAAGCTACGGCGCGTTGATCTTGCGGATAGTCAAGGTCGACAGCCCCGCGGTGATACCTGCACCAGCCGTGTCCATGGTGACTGCGACGCCCAAGACATTGGTGGCGGTCGTGTCGATACCTGTGGTCACGACGGAGCGCCCACCTAGGGTGTTTGCGATTGGACCGCCCGTGAGCCCTGCGGCCAACTGAGCTGTGCCAGCGGCGCCGATCGCGCGCACCGTGACCTCTGCCACAACAGACCAGCCGTTATTTGAAACCACCGCATCTGCCGTGGCGGCAAGTGCCGTACCCCCAAAAGACACGTCAAAGCTGAATGCTGCGGTGACTGCCGCGGTCGTGCCACTTCCGATGAACTGCAACACATCGCCGACTGCCAAGCTGTTAACGGGCAGCGTGTAAGTCTGGTCAAACACCGTGCGGGTTGTGGTGTTGGCTACCACAGTTGACGAAACGACTGCTGTGAAGAGTGGCGTAACGGCGCCACCACCGGCTTGCCACGTCGGTTCCGTGCCTGCACCATTGGCAGTCAGCAGCTGGCCAGCCGTGCCGGCACCAATGCGCACAAGCCCGGTCGCGTTCCGAGACAGCAGGTCGCCCTGTGTCGTCAGGGCGGCGCCCGCCTCGTTGACTGGGGTCCAAGTAGCGCCGGCAGCTGCGGCGCTGGTGTTTTCGTAGAGTGTGCCAGCCGTCGTATTGAGGCAGAGCGAACCACGCAGAGCACTGAAAGACGGGACGCCCGCGTTTGCGTAGATGTCAATGTCGCCGGCGGACCCAGGACTGGCACCGCCACCGGAGCCTCGGAGGCGTACGGGGCTTGAAAAGATAGAGGGCATAACGGGTACTCCGACTGTGGGTAGGACAGCTGTAGTTTAGCGCCTCGACCTGCTGAATGGCACAGCCTAGCCGCGAGACTCGCGGACTAGCTTGGCATAAGCGCGGTCAACTGCACGCTCTGCCAGATGGCGCATGGGGTGATAGATGAACCAGTCCGTCCCCAACTCTGCAATCTTGCCCCAGAGTGTTTCTGGGAAGGTCAGCGCCTTGTCAATCGCGAGCAGCACATGGTGGATAGCCGCGTCGCGCTTCTCCTCACCGGGTATGGCACGCAGAGCTGCACTGATCACGGCCTCCTTCGCGGTCCCGAGCGCGATCTCGATCTGGGCAGTACGCACGTCGTTCAGCGTGCGGCGCTGCCCACGTATCTGCTCGTTCCATGCGTCTTTGGCTTCACGGAACGTCACACCGTCTTGGTGTCCATGCTCCTTGTAGTCCTTGCGCTTAGGCTTAGGGTTGTCGTCAATCCACTCTTTGATGGTGTCGCGTCTCATGTGTCGTCTCCGTAAATGAACGCGGAAGGCGTACCCTTCCACTGCTCTGCGCGCCTTCTGGCACGTCGTGAGTCTCGCACAGGGGCCGGGATTGGCCCCCCTGCACCGGGTAGCATTGGACGAACCGGACTAGGCCCGCCTCGCGTTTTGGGTTTCCCCTTCGCCTTCTGCGGTTGAGCGACGGCCATGTCTGGCGCCGGCAAGTCTCGACCTTGCCCAGCTGGGGGCAGGTCGTGCATGATGCCGCCGACCTGGTGCTGCTGTGGCGTGCCGGTCAGCCACGACGTCCAAGCCTGCCCCATAGTCGGTGGGGTGTCTGGCCCCACCTTCGTCGGCACAGCTTTGGGGATGGCGTGCTCCGCCATGTGTTGCCGTCGCGTCCAGTCCGTACCTAAGAGGTAGTGCAGCATTGCGTGCCGGCGCGCGTGCTTACCACATTTCTCACAGAATGGGTGACCCGGCATCGACTGCGCTAGGCACGCCTCTAGGGCAGGGCCCGAGCTGCGCACTTTTGGGATCCAGTTGATTCCGAAGCACCGCGCCATCTAGGCCTCTGACTGCTTGCCAAGAAGCTGTGAGAGGTCGTACATGGGTTCGTCGAGATCGAGGTCTGTCCGGCGGTGGTCGGCCACCGCTGAATACTCCTCGACCTTCGCTTCATTGATCTTGTCCTTCTGGACGACCATGAACAGGAAGCCCAGTGACTGCGCTCCCATGATCTCACTCAGTGCCATCTGCGCTTGAGCTTGACCCGGCGGTGCGAGCAGGACACGGCTGGCATTCTCGAACAGAGACAAGTCGAGCATCATGGCTTGACCCTGCAGCTGAGCCGCGGGACGTCCATGGATCTGTGTGACGCCCACGCCAAAGTTAGGCACCGGGATCAGCATCCCAGACAGCTGGTCGATGGCCTCGTGTGTGGCGCCCAGCTGGCCAAACAGCTTGATCAGCCAAGGCGGAAGGTCCACGAGCTGAGGGCCTAGCTCGATGTTCTGCGCGGGCAGTCCCGTGGATTCAGTCAAGGGTCACCTCTGGCAACCCGCTGTCGTCGCCTAAGTCGTCAATGTCGAGGTCGAAGTCGTCGTCGTCTTCGAGCGCATCAAATACGATGCCCATCTCCGCCAGCCGAGCCACCTGTGCGGGGCTGATCAGAGCGCCGGCACGCTCGTGGATGAATGCCGAGTCAGGGACTTGGGCTTCGAGCGGTCCCGTGACGAGATCGATCTCTTGCTGGTCAACCCCTTGTTCGGCACCTTGGCGACGCACGGTCTCGATCTGCGCTTCGATGGCTTCAGCGATGTCCTCGACGGTGGGGTCCGGTATGACCTGGTAAGCACGCAGGTACACCCACCCTTCGGCGAGGTGCTGCAAGATGGTCTGCAGCTCTACGTCTGATTCAGACTGTGTGAACTCCATGTTGGGGTTGAAAGCGTCTGGAGCTGTGAGCCCCGATGCCCCGCACTGCATTGTGCGCGGGCGGATGTCTATACTCGGCATGTGTCTGTCCTCATTGTCTAGGTTATTGAAAGAACTCCGCCAGGGTCGGCCGATGTCCCACGGAGGGTGACGCGCGCACCGGGGGGCCCTGTAAGGCCCCACTGGATTCCACTGCCCATGAAGCAGGGCATCTGGCGGTGCTCTTGTGTTTCAAGGTAGCCAGCTGTGTTCACACGTAGGCCGACTTTGCTCCCGGTGAAGAACGACCAATGCACGCCAGCGAGGTCGCCCGTCACGCGGTGTATCGTCCAGTCGTAGATCGACTTGTCCGCTTGGTAGACCCCAGACTCTGGGATCACGATGCATAGGAGTGTGTCCAACCCGTCAGCGTCCGGTATCAGCGCTGCACGCACTGCACAATCTTTGGCTTCCAGCAACTTGAGCAGCGCGTGGTCCCGCATGAAGTTGTTTGGCCCCGTGGCAAGACGGGCCGCTAAGTCGTGGAATGGCTTGGACTGCGCCTGCAGGTGTGCGGGTAAGTGGTCGTAAGCAAATAGTTGTAGGATGTCATCAGCCACGGGGGATGTCCTTGATGAGGGCCGCTAGGGGGCCCTCAATTTTGTTGAGCAGCGCGATGTACTTGTTGATCAAGACGTCGTCGGCGCCGGCCTCTTCGGCTGCTTTGCGGATGGTCGTGGCCGTCAGGTAGCCACCGAGAGCCTTCGGCGCGTGCTTCACAGCGCTGATGGTCAGAGCTTGCCACTTCGCTTGCGGGTGCTTGCGCAGACCCTCTACGAGTTTGACCATGAGCTTGCGCGCCATGGCCTGGTCAGCTGCTGGGATGTTGGCTTTGTCCGCTGGGTGTTGACGTAGGTTTGTGCGAGTGCGAGGGGGCTCTGTAGGCGCGGGTGCTGTTGCCCCGCCTGCGCTTGGGTCGTACTTCTCACGTCCCATGGCGGCGAGCGCAGCGGGTCCACCGACCTCACGGTAGGCGTCACCATGCGCAGCACGCGCGGCTTTCACATGTTCGGGCACTGCGGCCTCTTCTGCGATGCGTGCCTGCTCTGCTTCTGCCGCTGCTATTTCGTCATTCGTGAGACCACGACCGTTGGTAGACAGCCACTCGCGAGCCTGCTCAAGCGTCATCTCCTCTTCCGTGTCCGGGTGGTAAATGACGCCTTCGCTGTCTTGCAGTAGCCCGTCCTCACGCTCGATTAGGTCGTCTTCGTCGTCTTCGTCGTCGTCCTGTTCGAGCTGCATGGCCGGCGTCATTATCACCTTGCCGACTTCGCCGGCCTGCTTAATGACCTCCTTCACAATGCCTGCCCAGCCGTCGGCCTTGTCCTCCTCCTCTTTCGGGGACACAAAGCGGTCCTTGAAGGCGTCGACCAGTCCGAGTTTCTCCGCAAGTGCCAGTGCTGGCACAAGCATTGTACCGACGGCCATGAGGCTATTCATCGGGTTGGACGCTTCCATACGCTGCGTCATTAGGGCCGTCATCGAGGCGTTGTGGCTACGTTCGCGCTCGCGTTCTTCCGCACGACGGCGGTCGTCCTCTGCGCGGTCTTGGCGCTCGCGAGCTTCCCGGCGGTCGCGCTCCTCTTTGATCTGTGCTTCACGGCGATTCTGTTCGCGGTTTTCTGTCTCCCGACGTTCAAGGCGCTCCTCACGCATCCGAGACTCACGGCGGTCGAGGTCTGTGCGCGCTTGGTCCGCTTGGATGCGCGCCTGGTCGACTACCATCGTGAGGCTCTGGGACTGGAGCGAACCGTGTTCCTTCATTTGCTCGCGGTCGCGGTCGGCGGAGCGGTTGTACCACTCGCGCTCCGCACGGGCTTGCGCGTCCGAGCGGGTCGCGCCTTGGTTCATCAGGGTGCTGACCATCGTCGTGTAGTTGTCGACCGTCTTCGCAGCCATCCCGAACTGACTCGCATTGGCGTCGGCGCGAGACTCCTCTAGCCGTGCTTCGCGCTCGCGCAGGTCGGTGCGGTCGGACATCTCACGGTCAAAGGTCGCTTTGTCCTTCTGTTGTAGGTAAGCAAACGTGCTGTCTGTCACCTGGCCAGCTCCGTAGCTCATGGGGGCTGGTGCGACAGTATCTGCACCATTCAGCCGGCGCTGCTCTTGGAAGTAGATGTGGTCCGGCGGGATCTCTAGGACGTACGGCGTGTTCGCGAGGTCGAGGTCGGCACCGAATTGGTCAATGGGTGTACACAGGAAAGTGCCGGGACCGAACGTCTTGATGATGTCTAGGCGTGAGCACATTGCGGGGAAGTCGCCTAGATGCTCCATTTTACCCGTCCCGCCCATGCGGTTGACACGTAGATGGTAGGTCTCGCCGCTTGTGCTGTAGCGTGCCCAGTCCGACCAGACGGGAGCAGAGCCTACGACTGACGAAGGTAGTCGCCCCATCCCACGATGAGCCTGTGCTGCTGGGCCTCCGACGCCTGGCGTGTCGGCAACCGCCCCTGTGTCGGCGTCGTTGTCACCGAACAGGTCGTACCCTTCATCATCTTCTGGGGGAACGCCTGCCATTGTCGGCTGTGCAGGTGTGGGCTGTCCGTCTGGTGCGCTTGGTCGCGGCTGGTAGCTGTCCCAGTCGACTTCAAATTCATCCCCGGTATCCGCGCCCGGCACGCTCACATTGTCACCTGGCATCGCTGGCAAACTTGGGTCCATTGACATTCGTAGTCCTCGTTTTCGTGGGCAATCGGTTTCCCAGCCGGTTGCAAGTGATCGACGTAAGCAGCGATTATTGCCCCCTCCTATAACCCTTGGGCACTTGCGCTAAGCAACTGTACACTGCTAGAACGAGTCGCACAAGGGCGGGAGCACCCAGCCTGTCCCTGCCCCCCTTAACCCGCAGAGGCATACACCTATGGCGCGCAAAACGTCGGCCCGAAGCCAACATGACACATCGACCCGACTTCAAACCCAGTCGTCAACCGTCGCACTAGCAGAGGGTATCGCCCACCAACTGGGTGTCCCCCTACAGTCGTTTGTTGACGCTGCAATCAAGCAATCCATCCACCGCTACATCCTGGGAATTACAGATCCCATCTTGCCCGTACCGAGTTTCCACCGCACTGGTAAACGTCGGCATGTGGCGAATCCAGAAGCGTACAAGGAGTGCATTGAGCGGTACCGCCAAGAGGATGTCATGGCGATCATCACAGCAGTGGAACGCATCGAGCCTGTCTACCCGGAGCAGGGTAAACGGGTCACTTTCATACCCGGCGACCCTGCCACCTACGTCAAACACCACCCACGGATGAAAAAGACATGAGCAACACGGATCCCAGCGCCATGCCCAAAGACATCGAGCGCTATGGCAATCTGCTGACGCTTGCAGCCAACCCCGCCGCCGCGAGTGGCGAAGTGGCCAACGCGCTGAACCACCTTCGACGGATGGAGGACAAAGACCCCAGCATCCGCATACGCTTCGCAGAGTACAAGGTAGAGAATCCTACACCAGCAGCTCCTCAAGCTGCACCTGACCCGTTTGGGGACTTCCTGACGGACCAGCTAGGTGCTCTCTTCGGCGAGGCCCGGTCAGCTCTGAGCAGCAACGTACCCCAGGCTACGGCCACCATTGTTGCGGCTGTTGAGGAGCTACTCGGCACCGCGAAAACCGCTATCACACCAGGGACATCCAGCATGGACATCGACACTTCGGACATTGACTTAGGCGGCATCAAATGGGGGAAGGAAGTCACAACCCCTGACCAGGTGGCCGGTGCCTACGAGAAGATGGTGCGCACAGATGAGGACTTTGGCATCGTGGACGGCGACGACCCGTCAGAGGGCGACCTTGCCCAGATCTACATCCAGATACCTGTCGGTATGCTCGTACAGGTCGCCAAGAACGCCAAGCTCTCACACGAATTTGTAGGTCAGCTCATCGTAGACTTGCTGGACGATGGCGAAGACGACGACGACGACGGCGAGGTAGAAGAGGTCGAGCCACCATCACGCTTTGCGCGTGGTGCTCGGTCCCGTATGTCCTAGCGTCTGCACTGCGTTATACCGGAGGTGTTCCACCGTGCCCGGTACAGGAACCGCCCACCAGGGATTTACCTTGGTGGGCGTTTTCGCGTTTAGAGGCCACCACTGGGGCGTGTGGGTAGCCAAGACGTCATCCAGGCCCAAGCCAGTGAGAGGGCGAAGCGGACCTTCCAGAGGCGTCCAGGCGGCTTGTAGGCGGCAGGAGCCGGTCCTACCACCTTGACGTGCGCCACACGGTGGAAAGCCTCCATGTTGAACATGGGATGATTTTCCCCCTTGGCAAGAGAGATGGCCATGCTGGCGGCACGCTTGTCGTCGTCTGCCACGACCATCAGGACCGCCTTAGCGACGCGGTCTTCCAGCAGTCGAGGGCGACCCTGCAGGCCGTTGGCGCGGGTCCACTGGGCGACGGCGTCACCGACTAGCTGGGTCACGTCGGGGATCTCTGCGTAGTGATTAGGGCCTGTGGAGCCCATGGCACCCTTGGGCGGGCGGCCATCAAGGGTCCAAGCGCCGTCGGTGTAGCGCACTTGGGCGTCAGCAAAACCCACTTGGATGACGAACTTCCCGCGGTGGGCACCTAGCACCTGCAGTTCGGCGACGGCAAAGGCTACTGGGTATTCGGGCATGTGCGATTCGATGCCGATCTGACGAACGTCCCCAGCCTCGGAAGCATTGCCCCCAGCCATTCGGCAGTCACGGCGCAGCTCTGTGGTGGGGAGCCATTGCAGCAAGATGCGCGGCAAAGGCCCACGGGGTTTGGGTGCGGTGGATTCGTGCTGTGGGCCAGCGGAAACAGTAGCCATGGATGACCTCCTAATGGTTGGTGGGGAGTGTAGCACGACGGTGCAAAGAGGGGGACGGCGAGCGGGTGCCGAGTAGGGAGAAACACGGAGATTTGACGGGGGGTATAGAAATAGGTAAGACATGCGTGGGAGGCTTTAGGCAGATTGCTAGAAAGAAAGAAGGTTAGTTAAGTAAGTAGAGACACACATTAACCTAGTTAGAACCTTATATATCATACTATTACTACCCTATTCTGCTAACTTTACTAATCAACTAATATCTTTCTTTCCCGAATGCTGCGTAAAGGCCCCACGCACGACTTAACAGTTCCTATACCCCCCCAAACACTCTCCGAGATTTTGATGCGCAAAGACCCTCTCCTCTCGCTCACTTCCGGCCAATCAATAGCGACCAGCGCACTGCTGGATGTCTTCCAATCCAGGTACTCAAACTCAACCGCTTACTCCTACCTCTGTGCTCTCCGCTCGATGCTTCGCGCAGGTGTCCAGTTGGACGAAGCCGAGCCCGTGCGCCTCTTCCACGCTGCTTTGTGTGCCGAACAGCCTGCTAGGGGCCGCCGCCTTCACCACGCCCTTGTGCATGTCCGTCGCACCTATGGGCTCATGGTCGGAGCAGGGTGGGGATTCCTGACTGACCGGGCACCCGGACGGCCCCAACGCGACATCCCCCCCGTGGATGCCGCGGCAGGCCTGTACATCGACTTCGAGAAGGACTTGCTTGTACAGGGCATCAAACCTGCGTCTGCCGCGAAGACCCGCTACCACTGCGAACGGGTAGGAAGTCTCATCGGGGGCCGCAACGTCACGGCACCCGAAGCAACTGCTCACTTGTCCCCTAGCTACAAGATGCAGCTCCTCACGGCTTGGGGTCGTTTTGCTCGCTGGGTTGTTCGACATCAACGCGAATCGGAGAGTGAATCTATGTCCCACGTTCCATCCGGCGCAACACGCCAGCTCATCCACAAAATCGGATTCGCCCTGCGCTTGTCGGCTACCTCAACTCGTGTGGGACGGTATGAGCGACTAGAAGCCATGACGTGGGCTGAGATGGTACCGCTGGTAGACGAGCATAGTGGCGACGTGCGAGGGATGCGTCTCCCGCTGTCTGGTGCTTCGAGCGACTGGGGGCCGGATGGCACGCTCACCCGCGCCGTAGAGCTGTTCGGCCCCCGTGCGATGGGGTTGCTCGCCGCCCACCACGCATGGGCGTGCCCATTGAGCCGACATGACCCGCTGTTTCCCCACATACCAAAGTCGGGTAAGGTGCTGTCTGCCGGTGCGCTGCGTGAGATATTCCGGGAAGTCAGCAACGCGCGCAAAGGTGTGGAGACTCCAGGGGCACGTAAGAAGCAAGCAAGCGTCACGGCCTCCAAGGTTGAGGCGCAGTCCGACCGCCCCATCTTCGCAGACGCGGAACCCATTGCGGATGACTACGACATGGACCCAGGGTTTGAGGAGGATGACGAAGCCATCACAGCGTTTCGCAATGCGGCACTGCAAGCGGGGATGTCACGCATCAGCTCACGCCTGCAGGAGACGACAGAAGCGGAAGATGCCGCAGAGCGCGAACGGCTCATTTCCGAGATCCAGTAGAACAATCACCGCCAGCGGGTTGCAACCCGCGAGCGGTTGGAATAGACTTGGCGGAGTGGAGGCACCTCAATGCCGGATGACGTCCCAGACAAGGTAAGCACTGTGGCGGCTGTAGTTACAGCCGAGCAGCGCAACCTTAGCCGTATCTCACGCATTGGAAAGGAACGCAACAGCACGCTTTCAAAGCAGGCAGCGCTTGCGATGCACAAAGCCATCTGCCAAGCCCTTGGTGTCCGTCTGTCCGACGAGGCGAGTGGTGCCAAGTCTACAGCCGCGCGCCTACTGGGCGTGCGTACACAGCGCTACACAGAGGCCACCAGTGGCACACGGGGATCACTTCCCAGTGTGTGCAACTGGTTCAGTCTGTGGAACGCGTCGCAGGCCCGTGAAGCTCGTGGGCTTCCTAAGCTCCAACTTGTGTGGGATGGCACCCACTTCGAGGCTAAACCCCTAGAGGACTGAAAGGTCAGAGGCGAAACATGAGTAAACTGGCATCAAGGGTTAACCGTGCCCTGTGGGTAGTGGACTGTCTGTGGACAAGCACAGGACAGGGCGTGGAAAAGCACCGGGTCAACCGGGCATCTCCCATGTACCCCACGACAGAAGTACACGAAGTAGGCCGTACACACGACCTGACGCGTGGTCAGATTGTGCGGGACATCAACACGCTCCGTGACGCGGGGCTAGTGCAGACAGAAAAGCGGCCAGGCGGACTGACGCAGGCTTTTGCATACACACAATACATCGGCCTCACTCCTGACGGAATGCAGGCTATCGACCGGAGGGGACGCTGATGTCCGACGAAGCACTAGATACCCTGGTCGCCCTGCGTAATCGCATTGAGAAGGACCACGCAGCCGACATCGAATTGTCCACAGAGGCCGACCTCTGGCGTCTCGCCAAATTCCCAGGGGTACCGCCACCCGCAGACCCGTACGGCGATGAGATCTCTGTCGACACCGGGGGACGCTGCCCCATCGACGGGAGTGAACAGATCGTAGCCCGCTACCTGCCGGCAGGTGGGTACTCAGCCGGCGATGCTGCGGCATGGGATTGGAACGAGCCCATCACATTCCGCAGGCGGAAGGCGAAGCATCCGGGCAAAACGTACTTTCACGGCAAGATGGAAATTGTATTGAACTGCTACCCTGACATCCGTGTGGGGGAGCACATCGCACACGTAAACGCCCCGCGAGGGCACAGGCGGGCTGACTCCGTCACCTGGGACTCGGTAGGTAGCTTTGCCCGCTGGCTGGGGCCGTTGACATGAGTGACTCCAAACATCGCAGCACCCTAGTACGTCTGGATATGCTCTACGCCACAGGGGTTGCGGCACGCCTCCTGTACCCTCTGGAAGTGGTTGGCAGTGACGGAGCGCCATTAGGTGCTGCTCTCCACTACACAGGGCCCTACGCCGCAGACAACCGCTGGGACCACTGCGTGAATGTCTTCATTGACTACCACCAAACAGAGCCACCTGCGGACGCCTGTCTCGACGTCACAGACACACTCACTATCATCTCACTCTGTGTCGCCATTAACTTCCAGCCCAAGCCCCATCTAGGGGATGCCGCAGTCTGCCAAGCCGTGCTTGAGGCGTTGCTGGCCCATTGCACAGACGTCCTAGCTGACGCCATGGCAGGTAAGGACAAGCCACATGAATGACCCCAAACAGCTCAGCGCTGGGCAGCTGACAGACTCGGCACCCCACGAGTGCGATTGTCCCTCAGCTAGCGTCGGCAGCATCGCCGGCTTGCTTTTAATCGCCTTCGTTGCCTTCCTTATCTTCCGCTAGGAGACTACCTAATGTTCAGGACTCAAGACATCGGCGCCATAAACAGCGTCACCAAATACCCCTCGATCCCCACGTTTCACACCATGGGGGGCAGGGGCAAGCTAGGGCGCGTGAACCTGGCCATCCCCGATGAGCAGCTCTACTGTACCGAAAAGCTCGATGGTACCAACGCTCGAATCATCATTGACCCGCGTGATGGCGACTACCTCATCGGAGGCCGCAACGAGCTGTTGTACGCTCGCGGCGACCGCCTAATCCGTGACTCCAACCGCATACTTCTTGCCACCATCGTCAAGGCCGAACAGGCCGCGGAGAAGCTGAAAGGGGCCAACGTCAGCACGGGCCCAGTGGTGGCCTACGGCGAGGTCTACGGGGGCCGTATCGGGGCTAACTGGAAGACCTACGCAGACGACGAGAAGGCTGTAGGCTTCCGTGTGTTTGATACACAGGTCTGGACCGCGGGCATGTGGTTCGAGTGGCTGCACATGGACTCCAAGCTACGCAGTACCCGCCGGGAGCAAGGTGGACAGCCGTTCGTGGGCGTGGATGAGCTAGAGCGCAATGCAACCTGGCTAGGGTTCAAGACGGTGCCTGTCTCCCCCTTTGACCTTGAGCCGAAGGACAGCCAGACTGGCATCTTCGCGCAGCTCTGCGAGATGGGCCTTACTACGCAGGCTGCACTGACGGAAACCATCAACGCAAACACGAAGCGTCCCGAAGGTGTGGTCTTGCGCACGGCAAACCGCAGTTGGATCGCTAAGTTCCGCATTGAAGACTATGAACGGAGCATCCGGTGAGCAAGCTCAAAGAAATCTTGGTCTGGGTAGCTATTGCTCTACTGTTCTGCGTATTCGTAGCAGTGGGAGCGCTACCCTTCGCAGCCTATGGCCATGCCATGTATGGCGACTGGCGCTGTGGATTCTCACAGTGCCGCATCATCGTGGAGGCCCCCTAATGAGCTTCACACCTTACGCACAGCGCCTCAGCGAGCCGACAAAGCGGGCACACAACGCGCTCTCCGATCTGGGTGCCCGATTGGACGCACGGCTGAATCACCCAGAGGAGTGGGACAAGTCACACCTCAAGCAATGCCGCAAGGTCCGCAAAACCATACTGAAGCTGCAAGGGCAGCTCGCGGAAATCGAACGATGAGCAATCTACGCAAGGGAGAACTGACGTTTGCGGAGCGCTTCATGCGGGCGCTCCGCAAGCGCAAAGGCAGGGCAACCGTCCGGCGTCTGTCCTGGGACTTGGGTACCCCCGTCAACACCGTTGTGATAGCGGCCAACCGCTTGGAGAAGGCAGGCACTATTCTGATTGACCGCCCTACAGCCGAGTGGGCGAAGAGTTCGCACCATTGGTACATATCGGAGGCGTCGCCATGAACCGCGCAGACAAGGAACACCACGACTGGTTCGGCGGGGACTTGGTGATCCACATTGAAACAAGTGTAGGCGTAGTCAATCCTACACTGCGCCTAAGCCGTAAAGTGGGGGAGTTTGAGCCAACACTGCACCTAGAAATCTGCGAGCGCGACCTGGTCAACCTCGAATCGGCTGTTGCAACTTTGCGCAGCATCAAAGACGCGAAACGCGAAAAGGACACCACATGAGCCGCCCACTATGGCAAACAACACTACGAGGGCTAGTCGAAGGACTAGCTCACGGCCCGGTCGTACTGACCGTCACAGTGCCCGAAGAGGCCGCAGCAACGCTGATGAGCCTAGAGACAACGATCGATGCACAAGCGGGGATGGCTGAAGTTCTGGGCATCGACATGGGGTGCGAAATGATGCACGACGGGGACAAGCGCAGCACGCTCACCCTAGAGATCTCCCCACGTCCCGACTTCGCAGCCGGTCAAGTGCTCGAAATGATGGACATGCTGGACGTCAAAAACGGCTGGGAAGACGACGCGTGAGTGCGCCATTCGCCTACTACGGGGGTAAGAAAAAGATTGCTGCATGGCTGGCTGGGCTGTGTCCCCTGCATTGCTTGTATGTCGAGCCGTTTGCGGGGGGCGCTGGCCTCTTCTGGGCGAGGGAGCGCACAAAGGTGGGCAACGCTGACGCCTACCGGGAAGTGCTCAACGACACGAACCAGGCCATCGTAACGGTCTACGAAGCTCTGCGGGATGACGCGAAAGAGGTCGAGCGTGTCATGTCACTAATCCCCTATGGGGAGACCGCATATCGCGAGGCTGTCCGTGTCTACAGGGGGGAGTCGGACAATGAGCCACTGGCGACCCGTGCTGCCTACCTGCTGTTCTACTGGTCCTGTTCCTTTGCAGGGAAGGCGGGTGGAGGCATCAAACGCGCCCGAACGTCCGAAAACCCGGCCATGACGTGGGCGAATAAGCTCGGGAAGGTCAGTGAGTGGACCGAACGCCTACGAGGCGTCTACGTCGAGGACGTCGACTATCGCCTGTGTATGACTCGATGGGACTCACCGGGCACGCTTCATTACTGTGACCCGCCCTATGTCGACGCGAACCAGGGCCATTACAGTGGGTGGACGAACAGTGACCGCCGCGAGCTGTTCGAGTTTGTCGATACCCTACAGGGGTCTGTCATGATCTCCGGCTACCTAGACGCATGGTGTCTGACTTACGCCGGCGATCGAGGATGGGCTGTCCACAGCAAGAGTGTGGCAGTGTCCGCAGGCCGGGAGAAGGCCGCGAGGGTTGAGACAGTCGTGATTAAGCCTGCAAGTCCAGCAAAGGGGTCACAGGTGCGCTACCTCTCGGCTTGCGCTGCAGCGTGAGAGGGGCGATGACGTTGTGCCTCGCCGACCTGTGGGATGCGAAAAAGCTCGAAGCTATCCCTGACGGGTCGGTGTGGCGCTACTTTGGCGAACCGCCTTTTGTCTGGCCACCTCTTCACGACGACCAGTTCGACTACATAGTGCAGCGCGTAGGTCGCTTCACGCTCAACCCGCTGACACACATGGGAAGCGCGACGATCAGTGCCATAGTCGCGCATCTCGCTGGACGGTCTCAAGTGGGTGTCGAGCTGGCTGTAGGCCCGTGCCGCCCTACTGTCCTCATGGGGGGCAAGCTGCAGCCATCACCCGAGGGGGTAGAGGTCACCCTCTGCCGGTACCCGTACCGCGAGCTGCGCGTGTGGCGACCCTACGCGAACGATGTGCCAGCACTAGCCGGCTTGGACTCAAAGCGACCTTCTGACGCGGCGCGTGCCAAGGTAGCGGTTGCTCTGGCCCTGCTCGCGCGGGGCCAGAGCAACGACTAGAAGGGGCAATCTTGCGGATATTTTGTCGCCTGGGTGCGGGCTTCCGCAGCATAGAACGTGGCGACCATGGCACCTAGAACCGCTTGTGCTTTCACCAGGCGGTCTGCCAGACCTCGGCTAATCAGGCCATGGGAGGCAACCCCCGTCACGTTGAGTTCAACCAAAGCGTGTAGCTGTTCCCACTCCTTTGTGTACTTGAGGCCGATGCGCGCCAGCTTAGGTGTGAAGTCGGTAGCTGTGCAGCAGCTTTCCACGTTTGCAACGCGGTCAGCCGTCTTTACCAGACTCGCCAACGGGTTCTTGTAGCAAGCCGTCAGGTACTCTGAGCGGCTCCTTGTCTCACGATGGCTAAGTGCTTGGAGCGCCATTAAGAACTGGTCCTCCGCGAAGCCAGGCACCCGAGCCACCCAAGCGGACAGAGCGCTAAAGGTCTCAGCGGGCACAAGTGCGTCCTCTACCGCGTCGTGCAAGTAGCCCAAGCAGATGACGTCCATCGCATGGTAGTCGTGGGTGCGCAGGACGCGTACGACAGCATCTAGGTGAACGCTGTAGGGCAGTCCACCGTAGGTGACCCCTGCCTCTTCCGCAGCTACGCTGCCGGCGTTACGGGCCTGCTCGATGATTTGATAAAGGTGCATTAGAGTTAATCCTTGCGCGCGACGTTGTTGTTTGGCCAGACGGCTGCAGGTGCCAGCCACGTCTGAAGTTTCTGCACGATGTCAGGGCTAAGGTACACGCGGTTCCTTGCCTCTTCAATGAGGTGGGAGTCGGTTGTCAGTACGATTTCGCCGTCGTACCTGCCGGGTGAGACGTAGACACCATCACCAAGGTAAGACGCGGCTTTTTTCTGGTCGGGCATTAGAGGGCCTCTTGGCAGGAGCCGCACCAATCTTGCGGCATGACTGCGTGGTATTTAGCGAGTGCGAGCGTCTCGTGGTTGATCAAGGCGCCATGGGCTTCACACACTGTCACCCAAGGCAAAGCGCCGTCGCCGTCATCCATACCGGCCTGCTCTGCGTTGTAGACGCCGACCTTAGTGCCTGTTGTGCGAGCTGTCCGTAGCCTTACGCAGCCTGCGAGGCCGTGTGCGCTGTAGTCGCGGGCCATCACTTCACCTCCTGAAGACGCGGGGCTAGTGGGATGTGCTTCCGCACGATGGCAGCATGAGCAGCAGCATGAGTAGTAATATAAGCAGCAGCATCAGCAGCATCAGCAGCATAAGCCGCATGAGCAGCAGCAGTAGCAGTAGCAGCAGCATAAGCCGCAGCCACATCAGCAGCATCAGCAGCATCACGAAGGGCTCTGCGCGGTACGTCTTCCCCTGCTGCCCAGCGTTCGGCTAGTTCAACGGCCCGTAGGGGGCGCAGCTCGCCGGCAGGCATTCCACTCAACCGAGTACGAGCACACGCGCAGGCAATGCGGACTAAAGTTCGGTGTGTCTCATCACCAGCTTCCCGCTTGGTCAGCCGTGAATAGAGCCAGAGGAGCCAGTCACCACGCGGGCATGTATCCCAGGCCGCTTGCCAGTCGGTCTTACCCCCTAGCCACTCAACGGCATCTTCGCAGGGGCCGAGGTGTGCAATCTGTTCGCCGATTGTCTCGGGCTGCTTAGCGTGCTCGTCGCTGACCCACTGGTGCAGAGCTTCGATGCGCGCGTGGGTCGCCAGCGACGTGGACGCGGGGATCATCAGCTCGCAGCCCACCACATTCTGATGGTTGTCGAGGTAGCGGACGACGAGGACCACGCCCACGTCGGGGACCGTCCAGAAGGTGGCCTCTTTACGGTTCCCCTCGGTCGTATCGAGTTTGCGGGCGCCAATGGCGGAGAGAGCCTCCTCAATAACGAGTGCAGCGTTGCGACGGGAGGCGGTGAAGATGGAGGTAGGTAGAAATGCCATGGAGAGTCCTTGGGGTGTGCGTGAGGGGCGGAAGGCCCCCAAGCACAAAAACCATACTTCACCCGCTGGCGGGTTGCAACCCGGCGGCGGGTGATTTATACTCTTTGTGTCGGCGGCGCTCCCGCTTCCGATTCCCCCTCGGAGTTCCCCATGAACCGCCACGCCAAGATTCCCGCCGACATGGGCCGCCCGCGCCCGCTGGGCTGGCCCGAAGAGACACCACTGTACTTCACGGACAATGACGCTGTGCTCTGCCGGAAGCACATGGGCAGCGCCGCAGCGCGCACAGGGCTCGACATCAGCGGACAGCCTGTCAGGTGGGTGGCTCCAGAAAACCGCCAAGAGTGGCGGGATGCTGGCCTCGGTGACATCCAGTGTGAGACCTGCAAAGCGCAGTTTGCCCGCCAGACCGAAGAGGCCCAGAGGCTCGCCCAGATGCTCGCAGAGGCTGGCCATGCACCTGAGTGACACCTACAAGGCGTTGGAGCGAATAGCGGCGCACGGTTGGTACAGCAATGTCGCGGGTACGTGTGACTTGGTGACGTGGTGTGTGCAGGTCGCGGACGGCGAGGCAGAGCACGATGACGAGTTCGACTACCTCGGACCCACCGCTTTTATCAAGCTCACCCAGCAGGGCTATGAGACCCTACATGCGCACCTCCACATGCGGGTCAATCTGGAGTTCGCGAACAAGCGCATGTCAGCGCTCGCCGATGAGCGCAAGGTCACGAGGGAACGCCGTTTCGAGATCACAAACGTCGCACTCTGGCTTGAACAGGGCATGGCAGAGGGCGAAATCCTTACCAAGCTCGCCTCTATGCGGAAAGTCCGCAAAGACGTAGTGGCCTCGTGAGGGTCACACAGATCCAGTGGCACCCGGCGACCACGCCACCTGACCACGTCAGCGAGGTACTGGTTTTACTGGATGAACAACAGTTCGCCCGTGTGGGCCACCACGACGAGCGCTGGTACGTCACCGAGATGCAGCGCTGCCAGCCTTGTGAAGCGGTCGTACAATGGGCAGAGATGCCAGAGAAGCCGTCGCCCTATGAGTGCGCGACAGACATCGAGGGTGCCACAGTAGAGGAGCAGTCAGACGCCGACCTCAAGACTGCTCAGAGCAAGACTCGCGCGGTGGGTGAGTTGCCCAACGGTGATCCGGTGTGGTTCGACACCTTCGGCAATGTCTTGGTAGGCACGCAGTACGCGGGAGTGTACGGTGTGAGCACACCCTACACAGTGCAAGACCTCCCGGAAAAGGGGCAAACACTCAGGGTCACGGTGTGGGCCTACCTCCAGGGGATGGATCGGGGCACCAACATACTGGGCACCCTGGCGGACGTGGAGCGTAAAGTTGTAGCCGAGCTGGCCCGCGGGCAAGCAGTGCCCCATGGCTAAACCACCAAGACTGTCAGGCCGTGAGATACACAAGCGGCTCAAAAAGGCCGGCTTCGCCTACGAGTCAAAGCGGGGCGCAGGCGCACACGCGGTGTTCTATTGGCCGGAAGGTATCGAGGTACCCAAAGGGATGGCGAACCCCATCGTTACGAGCTTCACAAACAGTGGAAAGGATGCCGATCTTACCGGGGTGCGCCAGTGTCTCGACGCCGTCGAAGAGGTGAACAAACAACGGCCCAAAGGGGCGAACAAGCGTCTAAACCCTAACCTAGAGGTCGAGCTGATGGCGCCGCTGGGACCGGGCCCGAAGCCGCTCCCGAAGCGCCGCCGCCCACCACCGGTACCCGTAGTCATGCGGCCCAAACGCAAACCCAAACCCCCAACGAAGGAAGTACCAGGCATGTCGGTACCGTCAACGCCAGCGACCACACCCGTAGACACCAACGTGATCATCGACCTAGAACCCGCCGGACTGGCCCTACTGGTCCGCATTGAGGACATCCTTCGAGCTGCGGCGGACCCGCACGACTTGGGTGTCGCAGTGACCATCGACCGCCAACACCTGCTGAAGCGGGCGCTGGTCCAAGGGTTGACAGCCATTCAAGCGCGGCTCAGTCCCGCAAAGCCGGTGACGTGATGAGCAAGGAATACAAAGTCCGCATAACGGTCCCAACCTACATCTTCGTCACATACGACGTCACAGTCACGGCAGATGACGCAGACGACGCAATCGACAAAGCGTTTGATGTGCAGCTCGCTGAGGACAGACTGCCCTACAGGGCCACAGACGGCAGTATCGCGTCGCGCAACGGCACTAAGCTCGCTGGGGGTGACCGCGACAACATGGACTACGACGAAGCCGACGCTGAGGTGGTGGATGAGTGATCAAGAGGGTGACAGCAGCACAGACGCCGGTATCGACATGGCAAACGCTGAAACACCCATCAACTGCACAACGTGTGTGTCGCTAGACGACTCCTGCGACCATCTCTCCTGCCGGGTGTCCTGTGCGTGGAGCAGGATCGGTAAGCAGTGCAGGAACAAGGACGCACTGAAGGAACCAAAGAGCGCGCTCCTGCACGTCCATGCGTCCCTTAGAGACCCTGAAACATCGGTGAACTGCCCACATTGGCAAGGAAGTAGCTAATGGCCATGAACAAAAAAGAGAAGGCGGCGATGGCTGCACTCGAACGCAACATCTCACTTCGTTGGAGTGACCCAACCAACGAGGAGCTGATGCCCGACTTGCCCGAACCGCAGTACGGCGGCACGACGGTGCTGGGTTGGACGGTCAATTATCACAAGATGCGTGCCGACGGGTTGTGTGGAGCGGTTCATGCCACAACGTCCGAAAGCGCAAGCCACCACTCGGGGCACACGCCAAAGGCCCACGGTTCCCAGGGGCCCATCGCACAGCACAGCACTCGCCTTCGTGCCCTTCGTGCCCTGCGCCGCCAGGTGGAGCGGCAGAGTGCGAAGCAGCTCGCCCTTATTGACATCGAGATGCGGGCAGAGCTGGCAAAAGGGACGAGCTGATGCCGACGGGTACCGACGCATACTTTCGATGCCGAAAATGCTCCCATAAGTATGGGGGGCTGTGGCGCATCCCTGACCACCTGCAAGCAGGTATCCGTCGTACTGGCCGGACAAAGGTTGTGAAGCCGCGTGGAAGGATTCGGGGAGGCACAGCGCACGAATACACCTGCCCGTGCGGGCATACCGGGTGGAGCAAGCACTTCGCTATCGAAAAAGAAATTGCACTCTCACCCCCTAGCGAGTCGCCGAAGGATGTCGAGCTGCGTTTCAAACTTGAGAAGGACGGCACACCGTGAAAGCGAAAGAGACCGGGAGATTCAGGGGACACAGGGCGCGTCATCTGATGGACTTAGAGCACACGCTCTGTGGCATGGCCATCGACATTTACGTGCTCGACGAGGGTGATGGTGAGTGGGTACCTGACCCGTCGATGGCGTCCTACGCCATCAGTTGTAGCGCATGTGCCGCTGTGATCAATCTGTGCAAAGGCGTTCGCCTGTCGCGCAACCTTCACCCACCACGAGCATCGGAAGACACATGAGCGACAAACGAGCGGCAGAAAGTAGCTTGCACCCGCCAGCGGGTTCGGTTACCGCTGGCGGGTCAGCATTACCGCCGACCTTCCCCCGGAGTTCCCATGAACAACATCCAGACCGCTGCCGAAACCATTGTGGACAGCATGAGTGACGCAGAGCTGCACAGATACGTGCGGAAGGAGTGGCACGACGGCATCAGTGCGATGCTCGTGGATGACTGGGAAGGGCTCGACCTTGAGGAGCTGCTTGACGCAGTCGACGCTCTAGTGCTCACAGGTGCGCCACCTAGCGACGACTGATTATCGCGGAGGCGTTCGGTGTGTGCATCCTTGTTGGGTCTACGCACACACCGAACGTCTCCGTTTTTTTTTTCATGACGGAGGACGACGAAGATGACGAACGAAGAGATACGATTGCGCAGATTGCTGGACACATCGGATGCCCTAGAGGCGCTGGCTGCTTTGGCCCTGCGCTTCGGTGAGGTTGAGCGACTCACCCAGCACCCCGACGGGCGCAACGAGACGGACACCACGCACACGGTCATGCTCGCGTTGGCTGCTGTCCTGGTGGCGCCGTCGATGGGGTTGGACCCTGGGGAGTGTGTCATCATGGCGCTGGTCCATGACCTACCCGAAGCCTACGCCGGGGACACACCCACACTCGTGCGCCTGACCCCAGAGCAACAGGCGGACAAGGACGCAGCGGAGGCTGCAGCGACCCGGCGAATCCGTAGGGAGTTGCCCCTAATCGGTGCCCTGATCTCGAAGTACGAGCGTCAAGACACACCAGCTGCACGCATGGTCAAGGTGCTCGACAAGGTCATGCCGAAACTCACGCACATGCTCGACAGGTGTACGGTCGCCCGCAAGCAAGGGATGACCTCGGATGACCTGCAAGAGATGCAAGACCAGCAAGCGGGGCACCTGCGCGAGCGCTACCCGGAGCGTGCGATGATCCCCGTTCACAACCTCTTTGACGAGATGACGGCGCGGTGCATGGCTGCGTACCCGGAAGACCTTGGGTGAAGTTCAGCCGCCAAGGTTGGTGTGCCTCGATGCTGCTGAGGCCTCCGCTGGTCTCGGACGGTGTGTTGCGGGTGCTCTACACGCTCGGCCCTGACTTGAGTCCGCTGGTGTGGGCTCACCTGCTAGGCGAAGATGCGGAAGAGATCGAGCGAGCACTGGTGTGGACGGATCGCGAGCAGAAGGGCAGGCACTCGGCTTTACGCGCTCTATTTCAGCAAGCACCTTGAACCTTGTACCGCTGGCGGGTAAGGTGTGGCAACGGCGAAACAACCAACACGGAACTGGCACTCCATGAACGAGACAAGCGAAACACCCGACACGGGTGCGGACGAAGACGCGCACGACGTTGCGCTAGGGTGGGATGACCGCATGGACATCCTGCGAGCTGGGCTGACTGTGGTCGCAGAGATCAGCGTAGAAGACGTAGACCTCCGCCAGACCCCAGACGGTGACTGGACGGAGATGAGTGACATGGCGGTAGAAGCGCAGCTCATCGGAACGGCCCTTGCTGGCTTGGTCGGGTGGGTGCTCGAATTGCCGGCGGAGTCCTCCATACGCCGCGACCTCATTGTGCAGGTCAACGACCAGATCTTCACGGGCGGGCTCACCATTCAATTCAACCGGGAGCCTATGCCCACCTTCGATCTTGGTTTAGCCCACGCGGAAGTGCCCCAGTGAGTGGGCAAGGCCGGGAGGCAAACGACGCTAGGAACGTAGAGTACTTGGAAGGACGGGGGTTCATCCTGCAAACCATGGGAGCTTTCGGCTTCTGGACCTGCCCACACGACCAGCCCCCCCTTACCTCCGAAGATGCCGAGTCACTGGAGTACCTCACGAACCCAGATGGACCCCACGGCACTGTCGGGCCGGTACACGCCCGCATTCGTCACTACAATGCCTTAAACCACGCGGAAGTGCCCCAGTGAGCGCGGGTGACGGTGGACCCGTCGCGATGTGCGCGAAGTGTGGCAATAAGCTGACCGCGTACGAGGAGTACATGCACTGCCCCGTTGAAGATGACCTCCAAGCACAACACGCGCGTGTGCCACTGGGCAAGGGTGTGCGGTTGCGCCGGTTGTCCGCGGAAGAGGCAACGCCAGGCAAACCAGAGAACGCTATCAAGGGCATACAACAGGCGAACTTCTGGCGCATAGCCGTGCTGCCGGACGGTGCCGAAGTGCCCGTGTGGCGCGATTACAAGAAGCGTGGCTACAGCTACGTCCTGCCTAGCGGTGAGCAGTGCCTTGTGCGCGGCGGCACTGTCCGGCTGGGCAGAGCAATACTAGGCACGCAAGACCCGTCGTACAGCAGTGTACGGGGTGAACTCGAAGACTTTCCACACTTTCTCGCAACTTAGCAGAGGACATCTACAATGGCTAAAACCAAGCAACGCTACATCCGCCGCATCGAGGGTGACGTTCAGTCACACATCGACGTAGAGCTAGGACCACGCACACTCATCCACGGACGCAACGCGACGGGCAAAGACAGCATCGTGCGCACTCTCACACTCGCGCTGCGTGGCGCTGTAGACGACATGGCTGGACGGGACGACGTCAAGGCTGCACACGTCCTCTCTGGCCTCGCACCGGGCCGCATTGGCACGCTTCGTGCCCGTGCGCTCGATAACCTGGGAGACACCGCCAGCTTCATCATGGACGTACCGGAGCCAGGCAAGACGAAAGGGCTAAAGCACGAACCTCTCAAGGGTGTGCTCTGCCCTGTCGTCGACTTGCGCGAGCATCTTCTGGCTGGGCCTGAGCCGCGTCGTCGGTGGCTACTCGGTATCATCGGCACCGACATGACGGAGGAGCGCATACGGGCATTGATTCCGGGGCCCCTGCTGTCCGAATACACCGCAGTACACACCGCCGTGCGCATTGCGCTTAAGGGCGCACGAGGCGCCACAGACCTCACACCGGTTGAGCTGCTCACCAAGGTTCGCGGCGAAGCGGCCACGCGTAAGAGCGGGGCCGCACGGGACCGCAAAGCGCACCTAGCCATCGCCGCTGTGGGTGGTTCAAACGTCCCAGTGCCTGCGGCGAGCGAGCTGGAAGGGCTCAAGATGGAGATGGAGCAAGCGCAGGCCCTACTCGGACAAGTGCCTGCCGTAGTGGAAGCGGCGGCGCTGCCTACCCTTGTCAGCACACATGAGGTCTCGCAGCTGCCTGTGCTGGATACGCTGGCACACGGCACAGATTTGCGGGCAAAGGACGCACGCGTGAAGGCCGACGCCATCCAAGAGTGGTTGTATCAAAACCCGGAGCCGTCGCTTGAGGATGTCGACGCCGCACGCAGAGCCATCGAGGTGCAAGGTGCGCTGAAGATGGTCGCAGCTGCGCAGATCGAGGCGGTCACAGCTGGCCGCATTCATTCCTGTGTACTCTGCGGTGGCGGGCAGTCCGTACAAGGCACGGACATCGTCTTGGGTACGGATTCGCTGGACTACGCAGACAACGCCATCCGCTCCGCCGATGGTGTCATCGGGCAATGGCAGGGGATCCTTGACATTGTGAAGACCCGCACAGCAAACGCCGGGTACCTGTCCCAGTGGAACACGCAGATTGCCACGCTGGAAGGGCAAGCGGCACGCACTCGTGTAACAGCGGCCGACATCCGTAAGCGCCAGCACGAGCAAGAGAACCAGCGCGCCCATGCACGCACACAGCAGACCACTGGCGACGCCGCCGCACTGGGTGGCGCTCGTAATGAGCTGGAGGTGTCGCTTCGCAAGGCTACGGAAGACTACGTCCGCGCGAAAGGGGCATTTGACGCCAACGCCAACGTGCGTAGGGCGCAGAGTCAGGCAACTGTCGCACAGTCGGATGAGGACAAGTACAAGCGTCTTGTTGAGGCGCTAGACAAGGTCGTCGGCGAGGTCTTGCACCAAGCCAAGGATCTGTTTGTCCAGCAGGTGCGGTCGTTCATGCCAGAGCGTAAGGACATGCCAGGGGCCGAACGTATCGGCGGCGGTGGGATGTTTGAGATCAGCTTGAATGAGGGCAAGCGTGAGGTTTGCGACATCGGACTGCTCAAGGCGGCGGACGAAGGCGGCAACCCTTACGTCGCGACATCCTTGTCGGGTGCCGAAGAGGTCATCGTGCGTACCGCCATGGCGTGTGCGCTGGGCGTCCGTAATGGTTCCGACCTTGTTGTCGTGACGCTCAACGAGCGCGGCATCCACCCTGACGACCTTGGGCCGGCGATGCGTGCGCTCTCCAAGGCCCCCTGTCAGATCATCTGGACCAACACCCTGCCGCCGAAAGGCCGCAAGCCCGCTGGCTGGACCATCATTGACACCGGCAAGATGGTTGCACCCTCAGAGCCCTTCGAGGCTGATGCTGCTCTGACATCGGTGGAGACGGAAGCAAAGGCTGCGGCCAAAGATGCCGCGTCACTAGCCGCTGCAGAAGCGCGCGATGACGGGATGAACGCGCAGGAAGTCCGCGAGGCCGCCGCCGATGCTGCGAAGGCGGCGGAAGCGGAAGTACGCGGCGACGTCATCAAGTCGTTGCTACCCTTCTGGGCGCAAGACCTCGGTCGTGGGATGCCGACACTCGCGCTCAAGGGGCCTGTGACTGACGTCGTCTCGCTGGCCTACCCGTCGTCTGGGGGCATCTGCGATTCCCATCAAGTGACAGAGGGCACCGAGATCACCACCGTGTGGCACCGCTTCAACAACGGGCTGGTGTGCCGTACTGCGCCTGGTCGGCTGTTGATGTTCAGTGGCCGCTGCCCTGACCCAACAGCTGCCGAGCCTCCCAGTGTGCCGGTGTGGGCTGGGGAGGTGGAGTCGGGGCCTTCGCTCTTTGTTGTGCAGGGCAAAGAGCCAGACATGCAAGCAGTGCTGACCGCCAGTGAGATGGGTGACTACGTCGTCGAAGTGGCCTACAACAAGTGGGAACGCCTGCAAACAGGCGTCGTGCTCTGGAAAGGCAACAAGGCCACATCGGTGCTTACCGGCACGTCGCGCGTCGCACCTGGACAGGTGGCCGAAGTTCGCGCACAGGTCGGTCGACAGACCGCCGGTCTCGAAGGAGGTGGTTGATGCCGTGGGTAGAGGACAGCAGCGCGCCGGTAGAGACCTACCGCCACGGAGACGGTCTCAGTCTGCGTTGGGGCCGTGAAAGCTGGTCCTTGCTGGTCTGGCGCTTGCCTCTGGGCACGGGGATTATCACTACCCTTCAGTTGGATCCGAAACTCGCGGAAGCCTCGGGACTCGCGGCACTCGCGGCACTCGCGGAAAAAGAGCTAGACACCAGGCAAGAGGGTGACACCGTCCCGTGCGCGGCCACCAACCGCTCTTGGACACTGCGCTATGACGAGAGCATTGACGGCGTAGACGGTAGCGGTGGCTGGGTCTGGCTTGACGGTAGCGGTGGGTCATACAACCCTGGGGTAGCACAGCGTAAACACCCACTCGTCGCTTACTTGCGCCTGCAAGACCAGACCAGACGCTACTGGGGGCCTTCCACCACGCAGCTCGCGCACGATGCAAGCCCGTGGAAGGACGAAGAGACGGGGGCGGGTACGCCTACTGTGCAGCCGGCAGCGGAGGAGGTGCTCGCCGACGCACTCAAGGCCGAGACCCGCAGAGGCTGGCAAACGCTGCAAGATGGTCGAGCCTACCGCCAGGTAGGTGACACACACTGGGCCATCATCACGGTTGCAGACATCGACGATGGCGTCCGCTTTGGATTGTGGGCGCTGTACCGCGATGGATGCCATGTACTGGATGTGGGGACAGGGCACACCGACACAGTAGAGCAACGTACAGCGTGGGGGGATGCGTACATTGCTACAGTCCACAGCGCTAAGTGGGCAATCTCCTCGGATGGCACAGCGCTCTACATTGACTTTACAGGGGCGCTCACGTGGACAATCTCGAAAGTGGCCGGTAGCATTTGGGCGCTGCACTGCAACGGCAAGCGTCTTTCGGACATTGTTCCAGGGCACACAGGAACGGCTCGACAGCGCATCGAGTGGGCGGATGAGCACATCCAGCAGCTAGAGGCCATGCAGCGCGAAGACGGGGCAGCAGACGCACAAGAGAGCGCCATCAATCCCAGCCACTACAAGGACCGCGACGTCTCCGAGTGCATCGACATCGTGCGCGCCATTACCTGGGATCCTGAAGAGGTCGCCTGTGCCGTGGCCGCCAACCTTGGCGATGGTGCTGCCCCCGATACGAAGTCTGTGGCCTTCGCTGACCATTGCCGACTCGACGCATTCAAGTACGTGTTCCGCGCAGGTGACAAGGTGCTACCCGGTGAAAACGTCCACGACGCCATCGTTCGCGACCTCGGTAAAGCGGTCTGGTACCTCCAGAAAGCTCTGCATGAGTTGGGTGCCGGCGACGACCCTCGGGATGGCACATGAACGCCCGCGACCGCCGCACGCTTCGCCGTACCGTGCGACGCCGTCTAATCGAAATGGGCGTACAGCCAATGGCCGAAGACATGAGGAGCATGACCTTTTCCTCGGCTTGTGTTGTACGCAATTCGATGCAGCAAAACCTGTGGATTCGCCGTAAGGTGCAAGAGGACAAACGGCCTAAGTTCCAGGCGCGGCCAGGTCACGGGTCGCCTTCCACTTCCCGTAAGTGGGGCCACTTGATGAATCATTTGGGGAAGCTACAGCTCCTGCGGACTTTCCAGCGTCACGCCCCTGCCTTCCCTGAAGGCACGCAGGTGGAGTACACCCGCAAAGACGGCACCACAGTCACGGGCACGACTGACACATACTACCCGCAGAGCGTGCTAAATGACTACGGCGCCGTGTTGGTGAAAGGCCCTGCGTACCGGCTCAAGCTCACCCCAGAAGACGCCAAGCGTGTTGGCCACCCTGTCACGGTCACTGCGTCCCGCCTCCGCGTCGTCATCACCCTTGACCCCGTGGGCTGCGACTTTGACCTGAGTACGCACGACTTTGACACCGTGCCTCGCGTCCGGTGTGATGAGCCCGTACTCGGTGACCTGCGCGTCTGCTACGACCACGCCAAGCTGTGCCCAGAGTGCCGCGAGGAGCCCGTCAACCCCGGCGAGACCTGCAACCCCTGCCCTGTTTACCTGGATGAGCCATGAAGACAACGCACACCCGCGAGTTGTTCCGCGTGCGTGGCTTGTCAGCCACGGCCATCACCGTGCCCATAGATACATCCTGGGTTGTCACCGGCTTTCGCCCTATACGGGCTAACCGGCCCCTAGTGATCTATGAGACAGCAAACACGCGCGTTGAGCTTCTCTCCACGCCTGATGGGAAGTTGTGGCACCCCACGCATGACGACCTGAACACGGTGCATCGACTGCAGCCGTGGGCTGTACCTGCGGGGGTCACATTCACCCTGCGCATTGAGGAGCGTGGGTCGTCGTTGGCTTCTCCCCTTATCACGGATCACCCGCCCCTTGTGGGCGCAAGTGGGGGCGGAGGGCGGTACACTTTCTACGGGGAAGAGACCACTATTTTGCAGGGGGATACCTACTGATGACCAAGCCAATACCACGCCACATTTTCGACCCTTGGAGCCCCTAATGAGCCGTGAGACACAACCGACGTGGGCAAGTCTCCAGGGTGCCGCGATACTTGCTTTTGTTGTGGGTGCCGCAAGCTGCTCGTTGGTCTGGTTAGCGGTCACCACACACCCCATGCCAGCGCACCCCGACACGCCGACCATTCCTTTTCACCTCGAAGCTCACAGCGCCGTAGACTGGGTGGAGCATCAGGGCGAGCTGGTTCGCATCCGCGACGTAGAGAATGACCTGCTGTGTTGGGTGACTGTCCGGCTGGACGGCGACCCGATGAGCATGTGGTGTTCACCTGGTTGGGCACTTGAAGAACCGGGAGACGCAGACGATGAGCAGTAGTAATTGGACATACGCAGAGAGCCCAGACACCGCCGCAAAGGCTCGTGGGGAAGGCTTCTTAGCCATTCGGCACACTCGCACCTGTGAGTGTCGAATCGTGCTTCACGGGCCGTCTCGTTCTGCCCTCGCGGACGCAGCTCACGAGGTAGACCGCGGCTTAGACTTGCGCGGCGAGCCGCAGCGCCTCACTCGCGCGAATTGGACGGGCCGCCCCACTGTAGAGGTGCCTACGCCGAAGGGCGCTGTTGTCGTCACGGGCCTCCGCTTGGTGGAGCCAGAGCCTTCAGTTGCTGGGGAGCCCTGTGGGGTGTGTTTGTCGCCCAACACCGAAATACTTGGGGACTACACTGATTGTGTCGACTGCGGCGCCTGCAGCTTGGACCCTGACTGGGTTGAAGCGTGAGCGACGCCCCCGAAGAGGTCCGCAAGCCGGCAAGGCCGGTTACTTTCGAGGGTGTGAGTTACCCTAGTGTGGGAGCGTTTGCGCGTTTCTACCGAGGGCATGAAGCGGGTCGGTTAACCAAACGTCAGCGCAATCGAGCGCTGGACGCACTGCGTGAAAACGCCAAAAAGGGAGGCACTTGATGCCAACAGGACCATTCTCACCCGGAAAGTTTCCACCGATTGACGGGCTCCCGCCTATCACGCAAGACGATGCAGAGGCCTTCGAGCAGGAGACTCACAGCAGCTTGGTTGAGTCGGGCTTGTCAACCATCATAGCCGTCGCGCAGGCAGCACAGGCTGGCCGTATGCCCCTCACGCGGGCACTCGGTCTCATCCAAGGCACCGCAGAGCAGTACCGCAACCTTGCCAATCTCTACGCTGCGGGAGAACCCGAGTTTGAGAAGGACGGCTATGGTGGGGGCCTAGTGCGCCGACGTCGGCCTGAAAATGCGGGAGGGCTCGCGGGCATACCACACGAGCTGACGGGTATGCTGGAGGGCCAGGCCGAAGCGGTCAACATCAGCGCGCTCACTTCTATCCTGAAGTCTGACGCTTCCGAGGACGCGAAGGCCGTGGCTAGTGCCCGCCTTGACGCTCTACTCTTGCCAGTGCCTGCTACGTGGACGCCGGCACCGTCCGAAGCCCTGCTTACCCCGCTACCCCCTGAACAACCCGAGGACGCTTAAATGCACTGGTTCATCCCATCGAGTACCGGGGACTTCCGCTTGGAGTCCATCAAGGACAACACGAGCTGCAAGCTCACAGTGAACGACCCGACGACCTTCGAGTACGGCGAGATACTGACACCGTTCATTACCAAGATGCGCAAAGCCTCCTGGATTGACGACGCCGACGGAGTCGCCCGCAAAGGCAAGACTGTCCTCAAGATCAAGGCATCGATCCAGACGATTGGTGCCATCCTCGCGAGCATCGTGACCGAGTCCCGTGGTGAGACGTGGACAGCCATCCGCAGCGAGGGCGGGAAGGTGACGCTCTTGTCAGAGTCTACGGACCCTGGGAAGGCCATTGAGTCCGCACCCGATACCATAGCGGCTGTGACGGTTAAGAAGCCTCGACGGGGGTGCCCAGCACCGGAGGATGCAAACATCCGTGCGTCCCAAGTGCTTCGCACGTTCAGCACAGAAGTCCAGTGGTTGGACTTCTTGGCGACGGGCACCATGAAGCTCATCGGCAACGCCACAGGTCGTGCATACCGCGTGTTCCATCGCAAGCGCGCAGTCGAACGCCGGCTAGGTCACTTGCTGGTCGACGACACGGGCGACGAGGTCTGTGTGTGGGATGACACCATCCCCGCTGAAGAGGAGATGCTCGCCATCAAACTGGCTGTGGAGCACCGCGAGGCGTGGCTCATGAGCGGTCACCTTGGTGGTGGCTTGGCGCTGATCTAGTGCCTCGGTACGAGTACCGGTGTGGTGAGTGCGGACACGTCCAAGACCTGTTCGGCATTCCTGTGTCGAGGCGAGATGAGCCCGTGATGTGCAACGCATCAGCTGCCCACCCTGACACGGGCGCTCCCGTCCGCTGTGTGCGACTTGTCGCGGTCACAGGGGGATTCTCGCTCAAGGGCGGCGGCTGGTACAAAGACGGTTACCAAAAGGACAAGCCATGAATACATTTGCAACCATTTATGCCCTGGGGATGGCCTGGGGCGGGCTTCACACGGTGTGGCAGATTCACACGGGTAGGAGCGTCCTAGACACCGACCGAGCCGTCGTGAAAGTCTTACCGCTCACACGGCAGCAGATGATCCAAACCCTCGTGTTCGGTTCGGCGGTTCTTTGGCCCGCGTTGCTTGTGGCCATCCTGTTCAACCTGTGGTCCCGGTTGTCTGCTTGGGTGCATAGTTGAAGGGGCGCAAACGGGCACTAGAGGCCTTGCGCTACTTTTCAGGCCAGATGTTTCTGGCGGAGGTCGAGGCGCGAGCCGAAGGCGACGCAGACGGGCAGAAGCTACTCACGGCGCTGGGTATTCACTGTCAAAAGCAGATGAGCGAAACGGCGCGCACCTTAGCTGATGAGGTACCCGATGCGCCGGAGTAGGCGCCACTGGGTAAAGCTGGCATCGTTTCTGTACGAGCGCCACGATGGGCTGCGGGTGCATATCGGTGGATTTATCCGTGCAGCTGACAGGACACACCTGTGGTCGGTTTACCGGCTCGATGACTTGATGCTCCCGGCGTGGAAAGCTGCGAAGGCGCGAGAGCCTAAGAGCCGCCGCGCATTGCTTCGCCTTGCGGATGACCTGTGGCCTGCGCCTGTGGAAGAGCCGAAACATGCCTAGTTGGCCCAAGGAAAAGCTAGACAAGTGGGTGACTGTTTACACGGACGCAGGGTTTCACGAAGGGAGGGCTCGTGTTGCGTACTTGGCGCGCACGAGCCTGACACCTAGATGGTTCGACAATGCTCGTGACTGCCAATGCACCGACGTGCAAGCGGCTGAAACTATCGCCATATGGTTCGCGCTCAACGAAGTACACCGGGTGTTCCCTGACCCCGCGACCATCGAAGGGCTGTTCGTGCGTACGGACAACAAGTGGGTCGCAGAGCTTGTGGGTGCCAAGACAAAGTCCCAGCGTAAGCATTACCTTCGGCGAGCTTTGAAGGGCCAGCTTCAAACCGATCTGCACACCGCGCTGAAAGGCGTGTTCAATGCTGCTGACCACTACGGGTACGAACTGCGGGTAAAGCATGTGTTCGCGCACGGGAGAGCTAACGACCCGACAGCGCGGTGGATGAATGACCAGGCCGACAGGTTGGCAAATTTACGATCGAAGGAGCGACAAAATGCCGCTAACTAAGTGCTGGCCTCTACAGTTGGCTTGGCTTCTACCTCTTCGGCCCGCAGACCCGTGGGGCTTGCGGCAAACGTCCGTCGCGCTTAGCCGTGCCATGCTTGCAGCAAACCCCGAGTGGTACCGCCTGTTCGGTCTACCCAAAGGATGGACAAAGCATGTGCCGCAGTCTACCTATGAGGAGCTACTGAGCCTGGCAGCGAGACGGCCCTAGCTCCACAGGGACGGTAGCTAGGCCCAGTAGCCAGCATCACGGTGGCGGTTCATCGCTAGTTGCGCTGCGAGTATACGCTTGCCGTCTTTGCTGCGTTTGGCTTCGAGCAACGCGCGGTAGAGAATGCGGCGCTTAGCAAGGTACTCCGCGTGGAACTTCAGGTATTTCGGGTCAGCGCTGCCATACTTCTTGCTCACGTTTCGCTCCAACGGGATTGACCCATACCTAGCGGGTCATCTTCGCGGAGGGCCATCCCTGGATCAGCCGTGAAGTTGACACCGGGGTATGCCTCGTTGGTGACGTTCATCCGCTCGATGAGCAGGTCGTAGATGCGCTTCGCGTCGTGCTCTGGGCACTCGACGGTGATGGAGTCGTGGCACTGGTTGATGATGCCGGTGCCGGGACCGGCGTACCCAAACGGAATGCGCGGTACGAGGTCGGCCATGATCTTGTTCATCAGGCCCGCGCCACTCGCTTGGATGGGGAAGTTCACGAACTCATTCAGCTTCGAGGCGCGTTGGCCTGTGAAATCGCGACGGCGCCAGGTGACCGGCTCGTAGATGCAACCGTGCGCCTTGACCAAAGCCAGCTCGCGGAGCCAACCGTCAATGAACTCCGGGCACCCCTTGAGCCAGTTTTCGTGCATGGCGCCGACCTCCATCTCCGTGAGGTCGGGGAAGAGGAGTACACCGCGCTTCTTGTCTTCGGCGGATGTGACCAAGCGGAACACCGTGTGGGTGTCCACGACCTCGACAGAGCCACCGCGGACGGCACAACCAGCTGCGTACTGCGAGGCGTATTGAATGGCCTTAGCGAGTTTGCGCATCTTCTCGAACTCGCCACCCCGCGCGAAGTCCTTGCGGCCAAACACGGAAGGTGCGCCGCCGAAGTTCATCATGCGAACCCGGCCGAAGACGGCTTCCATGGTCATCTGGTGCGGGTCAATGCCCTTCTCAAAGGCTTCAAGGTACCGGGCAGCTCCCCAGCGGGCGGCGGCGATGCGCAGCTCCAGCTGGTCCATGTCGGCGCCTACGAGCAGGTTGCCGGGTGCCGCGATGATCATGCCCTTGGCGAGTGCCGGCAAGTTCTGGACGTTAGGCCCGCTACTGCTGTACCGCCCGGTCACTGGGGTATGGTTGTTCCAATTCGCGTGGAGACGGCCATCTACCCAGGTGCGGCAGGCTTTATCCAGCGCAAGGTCGCCGGTTGGGGGGCGGAAAGGCCGGACGTACGTGCCCCACATCTTCGCGTGGCGACGCACCATGCGGATGGAGTGGATGAACTTGCGCTGTAGGTCGGTGAGGTTTGGGTCAACCATGAGCTGACGCAACACGCTGTCCCCGGTGCTGATCTCACCGCTGCTCGTGTACAGCTCTTTGTTCTTCAGCTTCGTAGGGATGGGTAGTTCCCACTCATCGAATAGAACGGCGCGCAGCTGGGGGTGTGACAGGGGGTTGAAGGCTAGCGTGTCGAGACCCAGCTCTGACGCATTCGGCAGGAATCCAGCATCCCCGAACTCGTCTTTGGCGTCAGCGTCTGCCTCTTCTCGCTCATCAAGGGATGCTTCTAGCTGCCACTCGCTGTTTGCCTTGTCCGCTTTCTTGGAGCGCTTGACGATGTCCGTCACGTCCACGCCACCGGCCTGGAGCACTTGACGAAGACGCAGGGTCCACTGCGGCACCGCACCACGCGGCAACGTGACCATGCCCTGCGACCCGTCAGCGTTCCGTTTGCCATTCCGTATGGTGATCTTGCCGGGAGACGCGAGCAATAGGTCAAGGCGCTCCCGCTCGTCTTGGTCGACCTGCATCCCTTGGTAGTGCATCCCTACGCAGGCGCTCTGCATGACATGGTCCAGCGTCAGCACGCCGGTTTGCTGGCGCTCCTTGAGCACCTCGTACATGCGTGGGACGGTGTCACCGGGCACAACATTGTCCCAGATGCAGTAGCGCCACAGCGTCTCATCCGTCCGAGCGTGTACTGCGGTGTGGTTGCCCTTCCAATCGTGGATGTCTGTCCACACACTGCCGACGGTGCCGAGGTCGTTAGGTATCTCTGGCTGTACAGAGCGCTTTACTTGGATGCCATCAAGGTGGGGCGAAGGGCTCCACCCTGACCTACACTCGGTCACGATTCGGTCGTATTGCCCGCTGTTCCAGCCTACTTTGAGTATTCCGGCGTCGGTTCCCCAGTGCTTCAGTATGCGGTCGCGCTCCGCTTGCTCGTGGGCGTCGTACAGGGGTAGCCGTGTACCATCGTCCATGGTGTACCAGTCTTCGTAGAACCCCGGCGGGTTGCTCTGAACATCGGCGATGGCTGCGCGTATGGCTTCGGACTGCACAGCGCCCTGCGACTCGTACACTTGGCGGAGCCGCACAGCCGCCTGCTGGCGCGCTTCCGTCTCGCGGCGCCACTGTACCGGGTCGTAGGGCACGATGACGCCCCATGTGGTCGTACCGATGCCAAGGCACCGCCGACGCGCAGTCATGGCACGAATGCCGTCAGTCTCCCAGTCCCAGAAGTGCGTCTTCGTGCCTAGCCAATCCAGGGGTAAGTAGTCTGGGTGGTCTCGCTGGATGAGCAGACGTTCCATATCGGCGACGCCGGGACGGTAGATCATCTTGGTGTCGAACACACGCAGTTCACCGCGCCACCACCGCCAAGCCCGGTCGAGGTCCGCCATGAACACCTCATCCCACTGGCTTTCGCGCAAGACGAAACCAGGGCTCAGCATGGGCAGGATCTGTCGACCTGGGACGCGAGAGGGGTCGAGACCTTCGGCCTTCAGGCGTTCGGGGTAGTCAAAGAACGGTCGAGGGTCCACGGCGGACAATGGCAGCTCGACTAGGCGGCCACGAGCGTTGCCAATGCCCCCACGTAGGCCAGGGACGATGGCGCGGGCGGACACCGGACCAAACGGAATGACGTGCAGAAACGGCGCAATCTCCCGATGCATCCGGGGGGCGCAACACTCGGTCGGCGTTGGGATTGGTTGCTTGCCAGCGCTGGCGCGCTTTTTGTTGCGACGGCGCAGCTTGCTTTCATACGCGGTCACGTCGCCGCCGGGGGACATGCACGCCACCGTAGATGTCGTTGATAGGTGATGGCGAGACGTGCCCAGCCGAACGAGTGCATCGTCTAGGTAGCCACCAGTACGCCCAGCAAAAGGCCGGTCGGCTAACAGCTCGGACTTGCCTGGTTCCTGTGCGACTCCGACGCGGTCAGTCCCCGGAATGATCTCGGAACCACAGGGCCCATGGCCTTCGGTGCGCAGTGGGCAGATGTCGCAGCGAGCGCCTAGTGCCTGCATGTCTTCGTAGGAGGTGTGGCCGGCTGGCCTGTCTATCACCATGTCGCGTAACTCCAGCCTACCCAGCTATGAGTTATACGGGGCCTTGGCACAGGGGTACCCCAGGGCATGAGCAGGGGTACAGCCCAGTCAGACCAGCAGGGTACTAGAATACCCAACGCAGACGTCCCCCAAGCAAAGGCGGTCGGGTGGGGTGCGGGTGGGACAGGTACCCACGTCTTTGGGACAGTCCACAACATCGAGCACTCCTAGTGATGAGGGGGCACGCCACAAAGGTCCGGTCCATACTAAACGCAAGAGAGTACCCTCTCAGTAGAGAAACCCGCTGCCTGATGTGGTCAGACAGCGGGCGGGTTGTAGGCCCTCCGTGGGGACCAAGGGCCTACGAGACTAGGCTACGCCGGGAGGTCCAAAGCCTGCGGGTGCGCTAGGTGCCGACGGGCCACCGGGAGGGGTCAGCCCGTTGGTACGGGCTGCGGGGGCTGCGGGACCGGCGGGTGCTGCGGGACCGGCGGGTGCTGCGGGGGGTCCAGCCGGTGCGGTTGCGACTGCGCCACCGGGACGGGGTCCACCAACGGCCGGGGGGCCAGCAGGGGGAGCGCCAGCAGGCGGCAACATTCCAGCGGCGGCGGTCGGTGCCAGCGCGGCGCCTCCGGTCATCTTCGCCATCTTGGTGTCATAGCCCCAGCTGATGTTCTTGCCGCTGGTTGCAATCTTGTTGAACTGCTCACGGGCCTTCTCGATGCCACCGTCAGGGCCACCCGTCAAGATGGTGACGAGGGGGAAGCCGTTGTCTCCCGACTTCGGATCCTTGTAGCCCTTGGGGGGCGGGTCGAAGGTAACGAACAGCGTCTGGCCCAGGAACCAGTCGACATCGAACTGAAAATTGTCATCAAGGCTGGTCAGGAAGGCTTCCAAGGTCTTGCCCGCCGCCGCCGCGTGGTCGCCGTAGACGCCAAGGGCCAACAGGCCGCCCTTCAGCTCACGTTCACGGTACTTGTCGGCTTCAGTGTTCTTGCCGTCGGGAAAGCTCACGGTGGTGCGGATGTTTTCACCAACACCGGCTTTGGATGCCAGCCATGAGCCGTCTTCCTGCGGCGTGAAGCAAGTAACGGCCTCACCTTCGATCTTGTCGTACTCGTACCCGGTCCCGCTCGTTTCCGAGGAGGTGGCAGTCACCAAGATTTGGTAGATGCCGCGCAAAGGGTAGCCTGAGCTGACGCCTTGTGGGCGCTCGCCTTGGAGGTTTTGAACTGTGCGTAATGCCATGGGTCTTCTCGCTGTTGTCCGCTGTGAATGAATAGAGCCGGTTGGCGCGGACAGAACCGCCGGCACTTCTGCAGAATCAAAAATTAAAGGATGACCAACGTGCTAGTGTCGCCATTAGTGGCCATGGTGTAAAGCGTCCCATCAGAGGTCAGGGCAAAGTCTAGCAAGCGTAGTGCCCGACGTATGGTTTCAGTGCGGGAGGCGGCGCTTAGTGAGGTTTGGCAACTTTCGAGCATCTTTATGGTTGTGCTGTCCATATCGAGTTGGACGCGTGTTTTTCCCTTTCCCATCAGATGAGACCTCGGAGTGCGTTGGTTTGGCGACCAGCGCGAAGACGGCCACGGTGGATGCCGTCAACTGTGGCCCACCTGACGTGAGTGTAGTGATGGCCTTGGCGTAGCAGGTACTCCGCCCAAGGCTTCGCGGCGTCGCGTTCGGGCGTGCCGTTGACGATGATAGCCTGCGCGATGTTTTCGGCTACCTCTTCCATCCACTCTAGGCCGCTGGGGCGCGGGACATGGTAGTTGTAGCCGTGGACGCGTGCCGCTTCCCGGATGATCTCCGCCGTGTTGAGGGGGCCGTCAAACTCGGGAACAATGTCGAACCGATCACCTGTCGCGACACCAGGGTTGCCACGCTCAGCGTTGCAACGGAAGTCCCAGGGTGGGCTTGCTTGCGCCGTTTCTCCTGGCCGTAGCACCGCTGTGGGTTGTGGGCGGCCCGTGGCGTACAGGCATATGTCGGCTTCGCAGGGCAGCACGCTGACCAGCTTGCCCCAGCTTAGGTCCGGTCCCAAGGGGTACGCACCGTCTTTGTCGTGATGGTAGGCCAGCTGGGCATGAGCAGTCAGAACGCCGGGTATACCTGCCCAGCGCAGGGCCTTGCCTACTTCGGTGACCAGTGGGCGAAGAACGCCCCACATTGCGCGGTCAGTGCCTTTCTCTGTGCCATCAGGGCGGTACTGGGTGTAGCGCTTGCGGATGGCTGCAAAGCTGTTGGCCATGAGCAGGGTCGCATCGTCGACATACACCGACGTGAACCCGTTTTCACCTGCCCAGCGAATCCAAGCGGGAAGCTCCTCAAAGGTCGAGACGTGCTGGATCTGTTGACTCACGTCGATACCTAGAACGGTCTTCGCGGTAGTAGCACCGCCAGGTTGGGTGAGGATGAGGCCACCGCCGGCCACGAAGCGCAAAGCGTCCGTAGACTTGGAGGTGTTGGTTCCGCCAAACACCACGATGAAGGGCGGGTCGTCGAGCTTGCGGTCTGCACCGCGGCCCACGTAGAGGTTTGGTGCGTTGATGGCGGCGCGGAGGTCGGCATCGAGCTGCGGGGTCACCGGAGCCTTACCCATCGCAGGGCCTGGAGCGATGACGGCCACCGTAGTGCCCGTCTGGGCTACGGCTACGGCTGGTACGGCGACTGCCGGCGCTGCGACTGCAGCGACGCCGGTAACACCGGGTCGAGGGTCTGTGGTCATGTGTGCCATCTCCGTGGGGGGTGAGTTTCGCCTGTCGAGGGTTGTACTGCAGAGGGTGCGGGTACGTCAAGTATTTACCTACACGATGGTGTAGGGATGCCGATCTTAATTCTTGAAAGGGCCTAGCAACGGCTGTACGCCGGCCGGGATTCCGTCAGGCCCATAGTCGCAAAGGTACGCGCCGGGGCAGGGCCCATAGCGGTGCTCACACACACCATTCTCGATCATCACTTTGGGGAAGCGATAAGGGTCCATGTCAGTGCTCACGAGCGCTTGCTCTTGCCACTCACCATAGCGAATGGTGTCGCCGAAGGTCTGCAGGCGCCAGGGCAGCACTGGAGGTGTCACACGCTCGAAGCTGAACGCATAGTCTCCTGCAGCCCCATCACGACGCTCTTTCGGGTCGTGTTTGAACGTCGCGTAGTTGGTCAGCACGCCGCCGAAGAACTGCCGGAAATGCTGCTCTCCGAGGAGCCGTAGCGCTTGGAACTGGCCTGACCTGGCGTAGCCTCGCTGCTGCCGAAGGTCGCGGCGTCCACGCGTCTTGTGGTCAGGTAGGTGGACGTAGCCCGTCCGGTCCCAGTAGCAGAGGTCTAAGCGCAATGTCATCATGTAGCGCGTGATGGCGGGGTCGATGCTCCACCCGTCCGTGGGGACAAACAGCCGCAGTTGTTGCTCGACTGCCAGAATCTCCCAGCGCTCGTACGCTTGGAAGTGTGCGGCGTAGGCATGGACAGCGGCTTTGGCCTCGTCAACGAAATCCGCCCACCACGTAGTCTCGTCGACTTCGATCCAGGGCTTGTTGTCCTCCGCACGGGCTCCCAGCTCGATGGCACGCATGGGACTGTGAAAAACGTCTGGGTCTTCACCACGCTGCTGGGCCATGACGCGCCGGTAGTAGTGCGCCAAACCCAAGTGGTACAAGGAGCCTCGAATCAGTGGAGGTGACCGTGGGTGTCGGACGTGTGCGACACGCGGGTCGTCTTTGAGCTTCGGGTGGTACAGGTAGGCCCACAGCTGGGGGCAGCGCAGCATGGTGGACAGACGGTGCCAACCTCGTTCGGACTGGCCAGCATCCATGAGGAGCTGACCCTCGACCATTACGAAGTCGGTAAGGTCTTCGGCTGGCATCAGCTCGCGTGCCATGTCGGCAGACAAGAAACCAATGCTGTCGAGGTGTTCGGGGCGGAGGGACATGCCAAAATCTCCAAAGGTGGGCGGCTAGGGTGTACCGTGCAGGTGAGCCAAAAAGTGTCCGCCTACTCGGTGTCTGGAATAAAGCCGACGGGAGCGCTTACTTTGAGCTTACGGTCTGCCGCTCCGCGCTCACCGGCAGGGGTCAGCACGAGGCCGTCCCAGGGGTGCAGAATGCGCTGTGTGCGAAGGAGCTTGAGTAGGTCGGTCGCTGCGTGGGCGCGCTGGCCTTGACCTAGCAGCCAGTCTATGACCTTGTTCTGGGGTTGGCCTGCGGTGCGTGAGACATGCGCGAGCAGCCGACGGGTGATGCTACCAGGCTGTCCGGTGTACTCCACACGCTTGCGCCAGTCGGCACGTACGAGGACAACAGCCGGCTTTGCGGGCCACAGCCAACCGCGAGACCGCAGAGAGGCTGCGGCTTCCCGCAGGGTGCTGTACTCGCGGCCTGTCATCTTGCTGAGACGCTTGCCGGGGCGGCGTGCGGCTGCACGCAGCACAAGCAACTCTGTAGGTGTCAGGGCAACCTCAAGCTCTGCGGCAGGCACGGCGTTCACTGGCCGCCCGCTGCGGCAAGCAGGTCATCCATGTCCATGTTTTCGTTGGCTTGGATGTGCAACCAAGCGCTAGTCTGGCGACCCTCACACTGATTGCGGTTTTCCGCAGCGCTAATCTGCTGACGCCAGCGGAAGGAGGTCCGACGCTCCTTGCGGTTGTGGCCCTGGCGGTCTGTGCAACGGTAGAAGGTGCGCAGGCCAGCATCACGGAAGTTCGCGACGCCGACAAAGCCAACGTGTGCAAGGTCTTCTGGCCACTCTTGTCCGTCACGGATCAGGAAGTAGCTGCCGTAGTCGGCTTCACAAGGCGGCGCGAGGTCGTCCCTTGCGGTGGTCTTTGTGCTCATAGTAACTCTCCAGTGTCTACACGATCGTGTCGGGAGCGTTGTAGTCCGAAAGGGGTGTTGTGGTCAAGTCTCTCGATCTCTTCGATCGCAGCCACCCACAGCAAAAGATCGAGGATGCCCCGTACTCTGTGAGGCACAGTCCAGATGACGACCCGTGAGTAACTGAGAGTTTCAAACCTAATTTCCCACAAGTCGAGCAGCCGGTTGTGCGCAGAAAAGCGCGTGAAAGCTGTAGGTGCCAATACAGCGTCCGGTAGCAGCCTCTGAAGTAGTTGCAGCACCGCAGTGGGTACGTCCGCTACGGTGGCGGTCCACTTCATAACAACGACTCCCAGAGATCCATCTCTTCGTCTGCAGCCGGCACCAATGCGGTGGATTCGCGGATGGCCTCGAACAGTTTTTCTTGCGATTCTGCGTCTGTGCCGCGCATGGTGTCCCGCACTTCTGCCAGCGAGCTGTTGCCCGTCGTAAGCGAGATGTCGGGTACCTTGTCGATGAGGACAGAAGCCCGCCGGTCATCCACTGTGCCGTCCGCAACGAGTATGACCACTTGGCAAGGGCGTTTCATACCTAGCCGCTGGACGCGTCTCATCCACTGGTCGAGGTCACCGGGGCTCCACGGCAAATAAACGATGCAAAGCAGGTCACTGTCCTGCAGGTCGAGCCCGGTACCCCACGCCTGCCCGGTAGCGACGAGGACTGTAGGCCCTGCGTCCGCCATGTAGGCGTCCTGCATGGCTTGCCGTTCATGGCCTTCGAGCACCTCAAACCCGCCCGCACGGACGCGACGCAGCCGTTGCGCGGGTGTCTCTAAGACGAGCTTGCCAGCCTTGTTGGTGACATGCTGGCGCTCTGTGTTCGCTAGGGCACGGACACCGCAGAGCAATCGAGCCCGTGCTAGCGGGGCGCCCGACTTATTGCCCGCACGCTCTAGTGCGTCGTACAGTTCCCAACAGTCCGCGTGCCGTCCCGTGAAGATGACGCACTTCCCTTTGATCTCGGTCGCGTCACGCGTTGGGATTTTGCCTTGGGCCTCTACTTCCTTGTCTAGCGCGACCCTACGGCCCACGTAGTCTTCGATGAGGCCGATGGTGGCGCTGCGCTTGCGTGCGGCGGCTTCCTGCCCCTCCACTTCCGCGAGTAGTCCACGGGCACTGCGGTCCCCCTTGCCGGCTTCGCGCGCTAGGCGGCGCATCTCGGTGCGAAAGTACGGGTCGGTCTTGTCCTGCGTCCTGCGGCTCACACGCATGACCGACAGGCGGCGCGGTGGTAGCTGGGCGTCGACCACATCTTGGGGCACGGTCGCCACAATGTAGGACTTGCGGACCAGAAACTCCTCAGTGTTTTCCGTCCCCTTGACTTCCCAGCCAAAGTCTCCCGCCTGCGCACCACAGTAGCGCCCGTCTGACCGACCGCTTGTCTCTTCCCACCCGTTCGAGCACAGGGAGAGCTGGCCCCACCAGTCCTGTCGGCGGTCAGGCTGTGGAGTGCCCGTCATCACCAGCCGTCTTGGTGTGGTCAGAGACAGCGCGTAAGCGGCGTAGGTGCGCGTGCGCCGCCTCGGAAACTTCTGGGAGCTGTTCAGCTTACGGACGTGGTCCCAGCGCTTGTGCGACTTGGCAAAGTGCGACTCGTCGAACACGATGCTAGACCATTTGATCTTTTCGAGCGCATCGAGGACGTGCAACAGCGTGTCCCAGCCTACGACAATGTGAGGGCGCCCGTTGGCGTAGGATTCGAAGGCCGGGTCGTACTCGCAGAAGTCGAGGTATTCGGCGAGCAGATCATCGAGTGGGACACGCTTACCGTCGCGTACTGGTGCGTGGCTTGCCGAAGGTAGCTCGCAGGGTCGCACACGGGAAAACTGGGCAATGGCCCTGGCGTACTGCGTTGTGACGCTGTTCTTCGTGACGTGCAAGACGGGACCGGGCGGACCCAGCTCGGCAAACACGGTCGCGCTCACTGTCTTACCACCACCTGGTGGGACTTCCCACATCCCACCGCCACGCTCCAAGGCGAACCAGACGATGTAGCGCTGGAAGGGCGTAAGCACAAAGGGCCCACCGGGGCGCACAAGCCAGTTACGCAGGTGGCCATTACGCGTGATTGTCTCAACTAGCGCGGCTTCAGCCTCGTCGCCGTAGGGTCGAGGGTGGTGGATGTTGTCGGGTTCTTTCACCTTGTACGGCAGCTGCCACGCGTCGAGCGTCCGTTGGACAATCCAAGCGCTATCGTAGCTAGGACCGTACCAAGTGCCTGTCTTCTTTGCGTGAATGCCAGGGACCACGCGTAGGCTCTGGTAGACGTTGTCCAGCACTTGTTGCAGCGGGTACATCTTGCCGTCGCTCGCAGCGACCGGCCAACATCCCCCGTGGGGTCTGCAGATTACCCGGAGGGCTCGCATGTCGAGGGTGTAGCTGTACCGGGCATGGAGAGAGGATAGTGCGCTCATTCGTAGGCCAGGGCGGCGGCTATGGCACTTCCGTCGTGCTCTTGGCGGTCTTGCCCGGTGTCAGCTGCCAGCGCCGGCTCGGGTGCCACGGCTTGTGGTACAGGTGGCACGATCTGACCGTTCACGACGCCGACGACGCGGGGAGCGGCTGGGGGGACCAAGTCGCGCCTTGGCGTGATCAGCACAGTGTCCCCGAATTGTTCGCGCTTGATTTTGGCCTCACATGCGTCGGCCTCTTCGATCGATGTGCTGTAGTGGTCGTGGGCGAGCCCTGGGACCTTTCGTACAAAGATGGCTTCCGACTGTGCCAAGTGGTCGAGAATTTCCCGCGTGTGACGGAGCGACATCGCAGGGCGGCAGCGCCTCAGCACTTCGGGGAACGACCGAAGGCCCCCTTGTACGGCTTCGAGCACGGCGCGGCGTTCGCGGCCGTAACGGTCGGTGTCAATCGCGTTGAGTGTGGAGACCACGCTTGCCAAGTGTAGGTCGGCGAACGTCGTACCCCAGCCCATCGAGCGGTCGTCTATGTACCAAGGGCGGCCGTTGCTTTTGCTGGCGTTGCCGATGTCCGAGCTGATGGTCACCGCAGCTTTGAGCGCTACCGACATGGCACGAGCGTAGGTAGGACGGGTCCACTGGTCTCGGCTACCGGCGCCCATCGCTTCGAGGTTGCGGGCCCACGCCTCTACACGAGCCCTCGCCTTGTCGGTGAAGCCAAGGCAAGGGCCTACACGGTGGTCTAGTTTGCGCCGTAGTGCCTCTACAAGTGTGACCCGTGTGGGTTCATCCCAGGGGGGCAGGAAGGCCAGACGCGAGCGTTTAGCGTGGACTAGAATCCATCGAGACATGCCGCCGTCTGTCCAGTCGTGGATGCCCGTGTGCTTTTCAAGAACACCCAACGCGACGCAGGCGAGCAGAGAGACGCGAGGCCGCTCGATGGTGATGACAGCGCCTTTGCTGCGCTTCTCAATGACGTTGCCGTCCCAGGTGCTAAGCAGCCCCTCACGCATGGAGGCCTTGTAGGAACCGGCAGTCGTGCCCGCCAAGAACTTCGCCCACTCCCCGTAAAACATGAACAGCTGCGGGCGCTCCCCTAGATCCTCCAGGAACTTTGCCTCCGACTCGTAGCCGCCGACACTGCACAGGTCAGGCTCTACGTCGCGCAGCATCTTGTGCGCCAGGCTACCCGCCGTCGTCTTCCGGCTATCCCCAGCCTCTCCGACCAACATGCACCAGATTGTGCAAGACATCCCACCGTAGACCGGAATCAGCACGTCTGGGTCGACGGTCGCCGACAACATAGCGAGCGCTGACGCCAGATGGAAAGCGACGGGTGCGTCTGTGACAGCGGAGGCCCAAGTAACGTACTTCTCTAAGAAGCCGCCTTTGGGCACCGCTTTGCGTGCGATGTTGTCAGGGACCAACCGTGTGCCTTCGTTGTGAGTTTCGCCGTGGACTGCCAAGCTACCGGGGGGATCGACTCAACGCAAGGGACTAGCACCATCACGATCGTGTCGGTATAGTGCGCTACCCGCCGCTAACGCGGGGAAAGGAGATCTGCATGGCGATACTCATTCCGGCCAACGGGCTTTGGACCCACACCAAGACGGGGCGCATTTACCGCGTCCTAGAGTGCAAGGCGCTCTACCAGTCTAGCGTTGCCGAAGCACTCGATGGCACAACGTCAGTGAGGTACCGCATGGCGCGACTCGATGAGCTGCTGTTGTGCTTCCCCCCCACTGGGTGGCCCACCGCCATCCGACCCGACGCCGTTGGTGTTGAAGGCCTCGACTTGGAATTTGACCGGCAGATAGATGAGTTCGTGGAAAAGTTTGCGCCCATGACTACCGCCGATCTAGCGCGCGTCATCTTAGCGGCTGGGACGCCCAGCGAGGGTCCAGAGAACCCACCAGACTTGGTAGGTGAGGAGAGCATCGGGTAGCGCCCGATGGAGCTGCGTACCGCCGTCCTGCAGGATGCCGAGACGCTTGCACAACACTTCGAGCTTGAACACCTTGGAGCCTGTTGGATGCGCGTCTCGCGCCATCTGGTACAGACAGTCCTCTGCCCATGGCACTTGGAAGTTTTCGACGTGTTGGAACGTCTTTTTGACCATGCGCTGGTCAAAAGACTTGTTGTAGGCGGCGACCGTCACGCCAGGTGGCCAGACGCCGCTCCACATACAGAAGTTGTACCAGGCTTCCCAGGGTGTGGGAGCGTGCCGTAGGTCTGTCAGCTCGATGTCGTTGCATTTGAACGCGTGGCGGCTACCCAAAGGTGCCACCTCTCCAGGGGGCGGCCACTGCACAAGGCTGTCAAATGTGGAGAGGATGGAGCCGTCTACGTCTACGGCGACCGCGCCCAGCTCGACAACCTCTGCCCATTCATTGTGGGGAAGTCCGCTTGTCTCGGTGTCCAAGATGACAAAGGGGGGTAGCGGCATCTTGAGGCCGCGAAGGTCGTGTAGCAAGCCCACAGCCGTGGGGTTGTCTGGTATTTCAGGCAGTGTGACATACTGCACACCTTTGGCTACCGGCGGCTGTCCTGCTAAATCACTGTGCTCAACCATGTGCTCTCCTACCCTAGACAAGCACCCTACCACGTCCAGACGCTAGACTGTACGCAGGAGGTACCTTCAATGGACCCAGTAGCAACCGATTCCAGTGCGCCGTATGTGACCACCGACACCGACATCGACACCGACACCGACAGTGGCACTGCTGGCGTGTCGGTCGTGATTGACCCCATACTACCGCCGGGTGCCTTTGACCCTACCGACCCGATGTTCACGGCTGTGGCGGTCATCGTCGCCATTACGGTCACCGCCGCTGCCCGCAAGCTCAGCAAGGTTAAACCGGCACTGGCCTCGCTGATGTCTGCCATCACGCCACCGTTTGCGATACTGCTCGCCGTGTTTGCGCGGGCGGCTGCAGACATTGTCTGGGGTGTGCCCTTCAGCGCTGACGTGCTGGGGCAGGGCCTTTTTGCTGGGGTGGGCGCTGTCACTGGCCACACGTCGTGGTTGAGCTTTACCAAGCACTTCCCGGCCTTCATCTCACTGCTGTTCCGCAAGACGTCAGCCGATGAGTGACCCTTTCGACGAGTACACCGAGTTCCTTGACAGGCTCCCTCGGATGCCGACGAACCCTAGCCCAGCGGAACAAAGCCACTTTATGGCGGAAATGTGGCGGTCGGCGTCAGCTAACTCCATGGTGCTGGCTCGTGTCGTGCGTGAAAACACGCAGGCACACAAAGACGGTAGCTCGCTGTACCGTGAGCTACTGGAGGAGCGGCGGGAAGCTCTGCGGCGCCAGGCGGGCCGTACGGATCACAGCCAGGTCGCCGCCGACCTTTTGTCTGTAGGGCCCCCACCAGCACCGCCGATGAGCGCGCCGTTGTCCGTGCCCGTCCTGCCGTCTCTGATGACCCAGCCAGCCCCGCTACCAGCCCCAGCTGTAGAGATTGTGGCCCCAGCGGCCAGCGCACCGGCAGGGCCGGTAGCCGTCGCCAAACACTGGTTAGACCGACTAAGAGAACTGCCTCTACCCATTCAGCTTACCTCGCTTGTCCTGGGTCTTGGCTTCTTGGGCATCATCGTAGGATTCTTTCGTTTGGACATGCAGTACAAGGAAGCATCCATCCGAAGCAATTCCGCAGGTGCCACGGAATTGGTTTCACCTGTTGCGCCTGTTGCGCCTGTTGAAACATCGGAGATGTCGACGCGCGACGGAACTGGATCCACCAACCTAGACTAGACAGTTTCCTAGTTTGATGCTGGACAGTTGCCGTTGAGTCCCTGCTTTTGTGTATCACGCCACCCGTAGGGACACGCCTATTATCGGCTGAAAACCAAGGTTAAACCTTGGTTATTAGCTAAAAACCATAATACTTGCTTATCGTCGGTGTGTAGTGTTAGGCTTTGCCTCGTGAGTCCCTGGGAAGAGACTTCACGTAGGCGAAACACACCAAGAAAGGCGAGAACATGGCGAAAGGGGTAGACCCTGACCTTCGGTCAGTGGACAAGAGTAGTGAAGAGAACACCGAAGGTGAGACCTCACCTGCTGCGAAGTACACCGAAGCTCTCAATGCGGGCGACGACCCACATCAGGACTTCGTCCTAGTGCCCAAGGCCACTCGGTCTAAGGGTATTGACTGGTGGAAGGAGTTGGGTCTTGTCGAAGACGGTCCACAAGCCTCGGATGACCGCTTCTTTGCCCCTCGGGCGCTGACAGGGCGCTACAGCAGCAGCGAGCCAGAGATGCAGCGTATGCCCCCAAAGGTGGGAAGCCGTCGCCATCTGCGTGAGCAGGACGCGTACGAAGCTCGCTTCAAGGCAGGGGAAGACTTCGTCGTAGCCGACGACGACCTCGCCAAGCTAGAGATGCGCATTGCAGCGACAACCCCGCTCGACCTCTTCAACATTCTGCGGAAGGGTGTCGGCCTCAGCACGGTGGAGCGCAGCCGAGCGCTAAACCGCCGCCTTGGGGCTGTGGAACGCGGTACCGAGATGCACCGCCGCATCGCAGCCGGTGAAGACCCCACGGGTGTCGTTGCTGCCTTGGACGAAGCACGGAAGAGTGGTCAGTTCGTGGTCCTCGACGACTTTAGCCTGATGGTCCCACCGCCGACACCCGAGCAACGCACAGTGGTCAATGACCTCTTGGCCCTTGTGAGCGCTGCTATTGCCCCCACTGACCTTGAGCCCTTCCCCGACGACGCCGACAACTGGAAGCAGGGCCTTCCCACAGGCGAGGACACGGTTGTCGGCATTGACAACGGCAGCTCTAGTCACCAGATCATCACCCCTGCGCCCGTCGGCATCCAGTGTGGCAGCTGTGATGTCGCTTGGTACGCCGACTCGAACGGCATGGTGACCATGCAGGTGTCCCGTGGTGTCGCTCGCGTGATCACAGATGAGACCGTCCAAATCGCCCCTGCTGTGCTGCCCTACAACTGTGCTTGCCCTCATTGTGGCAGTGGCGCGCTCAACCCTGTGAAGACACTACCGGAGACCTCCCCATGAGTAAGCGCATATTCCACGTCACTGCCCACGCCTACGCGGACACCGGTGGCTCTGACATCGAAGCCGATAGCGCTGATGCTGCCATGGAAATTTACGTTGAAATGGACGAAGCGTCACCGTCGGTCTGTCACCAGTGCTCAGAGGGTGTGCAGTTTGGCGACTTTTTCATGCACACCGTGCAGGAAGGTGGCAAGGAAGTGTACAACGACCTTCCTTCTGCTGGGGAACGTCGCGAGATTGTGGCGCTGTTGGGCGCTATTGAGGCGTCGGTTAGCGTAAATGGTACCTTAGAGCCGGCTGACATTGCGCTGCGTCTGCGGGGTATCCTCCATGGAGCGTAGTCGACAGCAGCAACGCCTGTTCATCACGGTGGGCAGTAACCACCTTGAGGACTTCATCGACAAGGTCGCAGCGGAGGCGGAGACGCTGCGCACATCACACGGCAAGGGTGCGGTTGCGTTGGTGTTCAACACTTTCGACACGCGCCGTGCCGTGTCCTGGGAACTGGGTGCAAGCCTACGCGATTACCTCCTGTACGCCGTGGACACGTTCATACTGCGCGATCAGGCAGAGGAGCCGGCCATTGCTGCGGTGCTCGTTGTGGGCCCTCCTACGTACGCGCGTTTGATGAAGGTGGACAGCCGGTTCACACAGGGGGCCAACCCCATGCGCGCACAGGTCACCTACATTGCTACGGCTCCTGACATGGAGGAGCTGCGCCGGAACCTAGCGTCGATCGACACAGCACTCAGTGAGGCAGCGGCCAACGCCGACAGGACCGCTAGTGCACTGCAGGTGTCGGAACGTCAGGCCGCCCTTGCTCTGCAGCACGAACAGGACCGCAAGGAAGCCGTAGAGCGCACAAAGCAGAGCTTGCGTGACTTAGGGGGCCAGTTCAGCATCGAGACCGTGGGCATGGATGACGTCCGAGACCCTACCAAAAATGCGGGTGCCGCTTCCGAGCTGTCACGCCTAGAGCTGACCCGACACATGGCGCTTGACGACGTGAACCACCGTGCGCAGATAGGCGCACTCGAAGACCTGCTAAACGAGATTGCGCGGGACTTGGGTACGAAGCCTGGAGACTTCCAAGCGCTGCGCTCTGCTATCCTCCAAACCCGCCTGGGGCGCAACGCACCTGAGTTGTGGGCTGCGTGGATGACAGGCACCGTAGATTTGATGGGGATGCAAGCACTACCCCGTGTCGGCCACATGGCACCCATCCACCACGCCGTGCGCGCCATGATGCAAGCGCATCAATCAGACTCGACAGACCGCAAAGTCACGCTCAAGGAGCAAGCCGTCTTAGAGGCTGCGGCACCTACCCTTGCGCTGATGGAGACGGCTACAGGCAACCTGCGTAAGCTGTTCAGTGAAGCGGCTGAACGTGCCGAAGAACGCCGCCAGCAGGCCGCTGCGGGCACCGACACACCACAGGCCGTGGTCCAGGGTCTCGACGACTTGCTCGTCCGTGTGAAGGCCCTCGGTGTCCGCGACGACATGACCGAAGGTGAGCAAAACGCCATGAACATCGTGGCATCTCATCTAAGCACGCTTCAGCGCACCGCTGAAGCTCTACTTCCCCCCATCAACATCCCGGCGGCTACATGAACTACGACCACAGTCTGCACAAGTGCAACGAAGAGACCTGCCAAGTCTGCCGGGGTGGCCTCGCCTTCTGTGAGGTCTGTAGCGGCGGGGAAGGGAGTCTCCCAACGTCGTGCCCTGGCCGTACTATGACAAGTGAAGAGGGTGACGAGGTCTACGGGGCACGCCGCGACTGGGCAGTCATCGCAGGCCACCGTGTGGAGCTTGTACGTGCCCACTACCAAGACCCCTGGCAGGAGGCAGCACGGTCTGTGACGCAGCGTCTTGACCGCCCTAACGCGGCGCCTGTTGTCGACTCTGCCTCCGATGCGCAGCTAGGGTCATACGCTCGGACCTTCTCCTCCCTTACTGCGCGGACGGACAGAGCATGAACCCGCTCAAGCAACTAGCAGCTCGTGGGGCCATCTACGCTCAGCGCTACACGGGAAGTGCGGGCCAGATTGCACGCCGCACCAGTGACATCGTCGAGACGTGGTTTCACGCGCAAGAGGGTCCAGCCATCCTGCGGGGAGTGGCCGCCGTGTCCATCCTGAGCCAGCTGGCCGACCTTGTCCACACCATGTGGGACTTTGACCAGCTGATAGTAGCTGCAGGGTGGGAGCTAGTGCCTATGGGCAAGGATGCGCACACAGCCCTCATCACACGACTACGACCCTTTGCTCTGCGCTCACCGGACATCGAAGACGACGACGGGGAAGGCCTAAGCGTCCTCACCTGGGTCGACGAGCACGGGCGGGCCGTTGTGATGGCGACCGAAAACAGGTGGGACGAAAAGTTTGCAGAAGTCGAGCCCGGTGCTCTTGATGCCCTGATCGGGTTTCATGTGTGGAGCCAGCCTATTTTGGAGGTTGTGCGGACCACCGACGAGGACGGCAGACACACAGTCACGCTGAACCCCTGCTCTGAGCCTGACCGGACCTTGGTGGGCAACCAGGTCCAGTCTGTGCAACAGGCTTGTGTGGTGTCGGAGGATACGCGGATTGTGGCTGTGCTGGGCTCGACGGGGTCAGGCAAGACATCCAGCGTCTATCAAGCGCTGTCAGGCCGTCGCGTGCTCTGCAACGTGGGGAACGTGCTGAGCCCGAGTAGCCTGATGGTGTTGGTACGCACGCTCAAGCCGGACGTGGTGGTTCTAGATGACCTAGAGATGTCAGACGACTTCGACGCCGGTCTAGGGCGGGCACTTGACCAGCTGCACCAAGAGGTACCGCTGGTCATCATCACCGTGATGCTGGACGAGTTCCTGTCGGTAGAGGAGATGGAAGCTGGGGCAATGTACTGGTCTGGAATGCGACCGGGCCGCATTGATCAGTTTGTGTTCATCGGCAAGCTCGATGACGGTGACCGCGCGAAGGTGCTCGATCTGTACGGGTGCCCTCCATCGCTGCTCGCAGAGGCCGTAGCAGGCACAGGCTGCCTTAGTGCTGCGTATCTACGGGAGACGGCCCTACGTCTCAAAGCGGGGGGTGACCTCGCTACGACGCTCCGCGACATCCGCCTGCAAGCCCCCATCGAGATGTCCCCGGATGGCCTCGACTCGCAGGGCAAGCATTCGCGCAAATCTGTCACCACACCCGATGAAAACGAGGACAGCCCATGAGACCGATTGCACTCCCCCCAGCACCAGGCACTGCAGCTACGGTTGACAACCGCAAAGTTAGCTACCCTGCGCATACCCGTCGCAAGGTGCAAGCCGCGCTTGACCGGCTCGACCCTGACCAGACGCGCAGCTCACAAGCTGTGCGAGCTGGCAAGCGGGGCGCGCTACGCATTGCAGCGACCGCAGGGTCAGGCAAGACGACGTCGCTAATCGCAACGCTCGCAGCGCTCATCGTGCTTGATGACGTGGACCCTCGCGAGATCTGCGCAGTCACGTTCACAAACAAGGCGGGTACCGAGATGCGCGAGCGCCTCGCACACCTCATTGGCCTAGTGCCCAAGGGCCTGCGCATGGGTACGTTTCACGCCCTTGCCCTGTCACGTCTTCGCGAGCTGGACAAGGACCGTGGGTGGGCGAATGACCGCAACCTCGACATCGCACGGTTTGACTCCGCCATACCGTCATCTAAAGAGATGTGGGAGTCAATCATAGGCTGGCGGCGAGGTGGCGTCTTTGGCAGTGAAGAGAAGTCCTTGTCTATCGACGGGGCGGATTGGCAAGAATACCAGCTTGTGGTCGACCAGCTTCGAGGGTCCGGTTTGCGCGTCAGTGACGACCCCCTCAAGGTGGCGGAAGCCTGCGAAAAGAAAGGTCTGCCCAGTCTGTACACGGCGTGGAAGCTGTTCGCTGGCGGCAAATCGCAGCTCAACATCTGGGACTTTGCCGATGCCCTAGACGCCTATCTCGACCTCATCACAGACGGTCGGGAGCCTTGGACGCCTCGGTACATCGTGGTGGATGAGGCCCAAGATAACAACATGGTGCAGCTGTCTGTCGCCATGGCTCAGCGCGCTGTGACTGACGGTACATTGGTGCTCGTCGGTGACGGCTCACAGAGCATCTACGAATGGCGTGGCGCGACGCCGGAGGTATTTTGCAAAGCAGACACTCTCATACCGGGCACTGAAACGACCACGCTACCCAACAACTACCGCTCTGTCCCGGCCATCGTAGCGCTGGGCAACCGAGTCGGCGAAACACTGGGGAACGAGTGGACTGCCGGCCTTGTCGCCCGTGCCATCCGCCGCAGTGTGCCAAGCATCCAGCCTGTGGGGGCACTCGTAGGCAAAGACCCACTGATGACCGCCTACCTAGCAGCCGACGTCATTGCCAAGGCCGTGAAGGAAGGGGGAAAGCCCGACGACTTCGCTATCCTCATCCGCACCAACAACGCCGCCGCTCTCTACGAGGGTGCGCTCATGGCGAGGGGCATTCCATGTGTCCGCTGGGGCGGTACGCCTTTCTGGGAACGACACGACGTGCTCGGTTTCGTCGGGTACCTTCTGTTGGCGGAAGGCGGCAAAGGTGGTCGGGTAGCTGACACAACGCTCGTGCAGGACGGTGGGGCCTTCCGGCGCATTGTCAATCAACCTCTGCGCTACTTGCCCCGTGCGTGGACTGACGCCGTCGTAGACCGTGTCTACAACGGAGCCCCCTTGGTAGAGGCCATTCGGGATGAGCGCAGAGGCCTGAAACAAAAGAGCCAAGTGCGAACAGGCGAACTTGCCAGTTTCATCGAGCGCATTCAAGGCCACAGCTGGGAACACACCCTGTCAGTCGTGCGGCGCAAGATGGTCGAGGGAATCCCAAGGGACAATGGTCAGCAACCTGACGAAGAGAAACGCGCGGTTCCTGCGACATGCGCCGGCATCGCCAAGCGCGAATACTGCGGTGGGGAGCCGATGAGCAATGGCCTGCAATTCGCGCGGTACGCTGATGCAGGTGCGCGCAACGCGGCGCGGGCAAATGGTCAAATCCCGGAGGGTAGGACCGTCCTGTCCACCGTCCACCGTTTCAAGGGCCTAGAACGCCCCCGCGTCATCATTCCGATGGAAGATGGCCTATTCCCACACAAAAACTCGAAGGGTGACCCTGGCCGTTACGGCGAAGAACAGCGTTTGTTCTACGTGGCTGTGACCCGTGGACGTGACCAGGTGTTGGTCACATGCTCACGCGCCAACCTAGATGGCGAGCCTCTTGGCACGTCGGACTTTGTGGACTTCCTGCCTGATGACGTGCGTAGCGACATCAAGGACGCCATGGCTATCGACGACTACGGCGACGAGGGGTACGAAGAATGAAACGCGCAGGCTCCAAAGGTGGGCCCACCACACAAACACAAGCCAAGTTCCGTGCCCAGTTCGGCAAGTACCTCGCGGACCAAGGGCTGTCCGACGCAACAGTCAAGCAGTACGTGGGGCGTGGCGCGGCTTGTCTGCGCTCGCGTCAGACGCCAGCGCAATGGCTGCAGTCTAAGGTGGGTAAGGGGGCACCTCGCGGGACCGTGCTGGGGTACCGTAGTGCAGCGCAGCACCTGCACGCCTTCCTGTCCATTGTGAAGCCTAGCATCGCAGGAGAGCCCCCTAAGGTCGACATGAAGCGTGTCGTCAAGAAGCGGCAGCTTCGGCTGAACAGTAGTCTTGATCCCGAACGCCTCAAGATGTACATAGATGCCGTGCTCGCCGATAAGGTCATCTCACCCGAAGCGCGCGCCATCCTGCTGCTTTTGCCCTTCACGGGTTTGCGCGTTTCGGAGGCTTGCAACCTGCGACCGTCGCACCTGGTCAAGCAGGGCAATGTGCGCTGCATTCACGTAGCCGACGGCAAAGGGAACAAGGAGCGCTTCGTCCCCATGGGCAAGCGTGCCAAGCAGATCACTGACCACTACCAGCGCAAACACCGCTTGCAGGGGCCTTGGCTCTTTCCGAGTCCGATGTCCCCCTCCCGACCCATCACACCCAACAACGTGCGTGTTCACCACCGCCGCATCCGCAGAGGTTTAGGGCCGGACTGGGAGTCTGTCCTTGTCCATGACCTACGGCATACGTTCGCGTCGCTGCTCATCGAGCGTGGTGTGCCCCTGCCGGCCGTCAAAGACCTGCTAGGGCATGAGAGCGTGAAGACCACCGAGATCTACATCCACAGCAACGCGAGCGCACTCAAAAAGTACGTCGACCAGCTCTGACAGGGCTAGGAAGGCTTCACGAGCAAGCCGACCATACGGCCGTTCGCGTCGTTCATCACGCTTAGGGCCATCATGTCCGACCCACGGAGAGCAGCCATCTGGGGGTGACCGTCGATGGTGACAATGCCGTGGTTAGCGGCACGGCAGCTGTCCAGCGCCTGCAACGAAGTAGCAGCCAACGGCGCGGCAGACGCGCGAGTGCCATCTGCGTGCTTGGCGAGGTAAGCCTTGATACCTCCCATTATAGTGAATGCTTGGCGCTGATCTGGCACGCTGACGCGCCACGTACCGTCCGGCAATTTTGCGTAAGGCTGGCGAGCGCGGCGGGCCAAGAACTCTGCTTTAGGTCCGACAATGTCAACAGCGTAGCCGCTACGTGCTTCCTGCGGCTTGCGCCAGCGGGTGTCGACCATGTCAGCACCTGCGAGGACCAGGAGGCCGTTCGCGCGTACTGAACCATAGGGCACTTCGGTGAGGTCCGACTTGGCCGCGGCAGCTGCAATGGACTGCTCATGCACGATCTCTAGTCGGCGGTGGCTTTCAATGAGTTCCTGCTTAGCGGCACCCAGGCGACCGATGAGCGCTTGGTCTTCCTGCGCCTGCGCGATTGCGGCGTCAAGCTGCGTTTGCACAACCTCGGTCGCCTTAACGGCAGCGTAGGCGGCGGATTCTGCCGTTTCCTGCGCCTTGATCGCATCGTCTGCCTCGGTCTGCAGGCTCACAATGCGGTTCGATAGTTTGGTGTTTTCCGTCTTCAGTGACGTGAGTGTCGGCTTCTTTGGCGCGGCTTTACTGGGGGTTTCGTCTGGCATGATGGCTCCTGTGCTTAGTGCGCCGGTAGCTTAACACCGCTCGCGGGACAGAGAGCGAGTATGAGAAGGTTGCAACCTTGCGCGTGCGCGGGTAGTATGCGCGTGGACATGCCAGTCCTCTCGTGTAGTGCGTTTCGCCGCGCCAAGACGCCCCCAGTCGATTGACTGGGGGTGTTCGTGTTTTGGGGCTTAGTGCAGGCCTCGGACCCCACCGCCAAGCGAAACAGAGCGAAGCCCCGACATGCGGTTCGAGCTGCTTTGCTTGATGTGGATGGTACCGCCCTTGATGGACATGTCGGCGTTGCTGTGCTTGTACCCGCGCGACTGTGCCCATGCACGCGCGCTAGTGGGTGTGAACTGCGGTCGAGGGAAGACAAGCACTTTCATGGCCTGTGGGTTTTTGCGGGGCTTCGTCATCAGCTTAGCCATGTGTGCCGGTCCTTTGGCCAGGATGGGGTCGATGGTGCGTATAGCTGCGGCGTCGCCTTGGTCGGCGAGGTCGGCGAGGCGAAATAGACGCTCCATCTCTGGGACATTGGCGTTGCCCTGCTTGTACGCGGTGTGCGAACCTTTACCTAGCGTGGACAAGCGAGTGGACTTGAGCTGCAGCTCGACGGGCACTTCAACCATGCGCCCGTCTTCGGTTTCCAGCTCGCGCATCAGCGTGAAGTGGTAAGCGCGGTAGCCGTTGTTGGGGCTGGTGTAAAAGTCGTCGTCTAGCTTGGCGCGGCCCAGTGCCCCGCCTTCGATGATTTTGCGCATACTCTCCACACCATAGCGGTCGGGCATTACGATGGTGGTGGCTACCACGTCTGTAAGTCCCTTCTTACCCACAAGACGCTTACGGCGCAGCTTGTTGATCATCGAGTAGGGCGTCTTGACGCGTCCAATGAATTTGCCACCTCGCTTGGTTGCGATCTGTTCCACGTCACGCCTGACGTCTTGAAAGAGCCCCTGCATCGAGTCGCGGTAATCCAGCAGCTTACCCATCTCTTCAGACAGCTTGGTCTCTTCGATACGGCGGGTGTTCTGTTTGCCGTAGGGTTCAGGGTCGTCAACCGCTGGGATGCCGTCCCCATCGAAATCGTTGAAGAACGCCGGGTAGTCCTTGCGGCTTAGGCGTGTGTCACCTGTCGCATGGACTGCGTACTCTTCCGCTCCGCTGTTTGGTCTGACCGAGGGACGCACCACCATGACAGCGTGGCCTTCGCCGTCGTAGACGTGACACGGCTTGTTGGTCGCTGCTGCCTGTTGGTGAGCGCGCCGTAGTGCGTTCTTTTTGCGTGTGTAAACTGTCGAACGGCCGTCAATGGTGAAGGGCATGTGTCATCTCCGGGTCATGTATAGAGCGATGGCGTAGGCGTCCCAAGTGTGTCGATGCTTGCGCAGACGTCGGGGTAGCCGTGGGTTGTTTTTGTCGTTGACCAGGTCCTGCAGTTCACGCCAGACACGCGAATCGCGGCCTACTTCGGTAGGTGTCAGCCCCAGCAAAGAAGAGGCCCAAGTGCGTTTGTCTATGACGGTTCGGCCTTGGCTTGCCCCATCGGAAGCAATGGCGTTGACGACGTCGGCACTCCGCTTGTCCTTGCCGCCGCCCCACGTCTCTTCCACGACCAGGCGATAGGTGCCTTGCGCGAGCTGTGCGGCTCGTGCGGCGATGTGCTCGCCGATACCGGCCATCGTATCGAACGTCAGTACCTCACCGCTCCCTGCGGCTTCTAGCAGCCCTCGACCGCCTTTACTGTCTTCGTCCCAAGACCAGCCCCAAGCACCCAAGATGCGCCTGCCATCTGCCGTGATGAGGACGGCGGCACCGCTGGGGCCGTCGTCGACTGCGAGCACTGGGTTAGCGTGGCGCGGGTTGCGCTTGACCGTCGGTGTGCTGCGGGCCAGCAGCTCGATACGACCCGTCAAGGTGGGACCGTTGAGTGACTGATAGCCTTTCGTGATGAGCTGGTTGCTGTACGACGCAGCGACACCAGAGGCGTGCGAGACGGTGATGTGATGTGGGCCCACAGAAGGAAGTCCACGAGGCAGCTCAACGACCAGAGCCTGCGCCTGCTGGTCTTGCGCCACTCCTACCACTTTCATGCGCACTGCACGCCCGACAAGGTCAGGCAGAGCGGACAGCGCGAGTGTGACGTGGTCCGCAGTGACATGGGGATGTGCAGGCGCCACGGCGCGTAGCACAGCTCGCCGTGACTTAGGGGACAGCTTGACCGCGGTGTATTCGCGACGACGCTTTGTCATGCGTCGATACCGGAGGCTTGCAGCTGGAAGGCGTGGGGCCACTTCGCAATGGTGTCCTCCATCCGCAGCATCTCAGCGTGCTCTTTGCCTGGTAGACGCCGACCGGCCTCTGCGTAGCCCATCATGCGGTCTTCCATCGCAACGTACTGCCGGTACATCTTCGTAGCCACTGCCATCGTGGGGAGGCCGTCGTTGTCGTCGTTGTCGTTGCTGGCCTGGATGGCCTTCACGAGCTTGCGCCAGTCCCAGTTTGGGATGCCAAAGACTTCCGCAACGTGCATCAGCGCGGCACCTGTAAGGATGCGCTGCTGCACCTGACCACGCCGGCTCCAGTTGAACCCGCGCAGCTTGCCATGGATGGGAGCACCCCGCTCGTAGGCGAGTTTGATGCGGTCGTCTGTGATCTCGATGCCGACCTCGGTACCGTCAGGCGCAACCAAGTTGCCGGACACACCCGAGGCCTCTTTGCGCACGAGGATGTCATCGAGCATGTCGACGGCGGCTTTCAAGTCGGGCCCCGTGGCTTTACCTTGACGCCTCGCGGCAATCAATAGCTTCAGCTTGCGCAGCTGGATACCGGCTTGACCCCCTGACTCTTCCATGCGTGCTTTGTTGATCTCACGCTGGGTGACTTTGGCCGCTTGCTTGATCAAGTCGAGCCAGTCCCCTTGCCGGCGGTCGGCACTGTCCGACTTTTTTTGCTCCCGGCGCTCATTGCGACCACCTCGGCCTGTGATCATCCACGATGTGGTACCTGCCCGCGAGCCCAAAAAGGCGCGGAAAGCGGCTTTGTACTTTGTCAGGAAGCGGCCTAGCTCGGCAATGGCTGTACGGCGCTGGTTGACTGTATCCGCCATGTCTGCAGCCTCTTCTGCCATGTCATTCCACATACTGGCGTACTCACGGCGGTACTGCTCTCCGCGCCTCTCCGCTGAAAATGACGTGCCTTGGAAGGCCATCGACGCCGTTGAGCTGCTGACGTCACGTATGGACGCTCTAGGTGCCGGCAGGTAGACCTCGTCGTCAGGTGTGATGCGCGGTGGTAGCGGCTGAGGCTTGCCTAAGACCTTCTCGTACTTGGCTATCAACGCGTCCATCTTCGCGTCAGCAGACGCTTTCCGCGCACCCTGTGTGGCTTTGAGCCGGTCACGGTGGACCTTGTCACTCGCAGCCTTACTGGCAACCGCCTGTGATAGCCGAGGTACGCGCTGACTCCAGAGAAAGCGGAGAATCTCCTCACTGGTGTCCCCTGGGCCAAACCAGCTATTCCAGCCCCCGTAGCCATTCTTCTCGCCTAAGCGCACACCGAACACAGCGGCAACCAAGTCACCGCCAGCGTAGTTGCTCATCATCTCGCGGGTCTTGCCTCGGCCCTTCCGCCCGTCTTTGTCTACGGTTTTGGCGATGGCGTCAGCCAGCTGTACCATTGTTTTCTTTGCGGGAGATGCTGGGGCATTCGTCCACAGCAACGGAGGGGTGTTGAGACCCGACATACGCCGCACTAGGAGGTTGACCACCTGACGCGACTCGTCACCTGCATCCTCTGTTGTGATGGCAAAGTATGCGCGAGACCTGCCGTCTTTTTTGGGCTTAGCCCACTTGCGCATCTCGATGGTGAAGGGCTGACCCTCCAAGCTGACAGGCTCCCCTTCCCAGGCAAAAGCGCGTACTGCGGGGATCAATTCGGGATTCTTCTCGTGGTAGTGGTCATCCGCCACCATTGCGCCTGGTAGAGGTGTTCCTTCACTCCGCGTGGCTTCAACCACACTCCGCCACTGCATGGCGGGGTACTCGATGCCTTCAATGGGCTTCGGGATGGCCTTCGCGGCGGGTGCCTTCTTGGCTGCTATGGACTGTAGGTAGTACCCACTACCCACACCTTTCGGCTTTTTCAGCTCGACTTGCAGGCCGCCAGCGTTCACGAGGTCCGTGATCTCTTGGCGCATTTTAGGTGTGATGCGCTTTACCGTGGTGTGCCCGACCGAACCGCGGTGACTACGCTTCTGCGTCTCACGTACGAGGTCGCCACGCATAAACCCCCGCTGCTCTGCGTAAGACAAGCGACTGTTGAGGCTCGACAGGCCCCACCGCATATCGGGGTCACCGACACCACGGTGCAGCCGGTGGGCCGCGTCGTTGAGGATGTACTCCGCGATGGCTTCGGCGTGAGTTGTCTTCGTCTTCTTGGCTGCTACGGCTTCCGCTACTTCGTAGATGGGACCGCCCTTACTTACGAGGGTCTTGCGGTGCTTCATCATCCAGGTGGCGGTCGAACGTGTCGAGCTGTCCGAGGCCATGATGGCGTGAACACGGTCAAAGATGTGCGTTGCGAGTGACGCGTTGCTGGGATTCTTACGTCTCATTGAGCTTTCCCTGCGAATGTAAGGTACCCGGCGCTACCGCCGACGGTGTGAGCTTCCCCGTGCTTGTACAGTCCGCGAACCTTCCACACGTATTTTTGGCGACGCTGCTCTGCGTGCTGGCCTGCGAACCACTGACCGCTCACCCCTTCCAATAGGTCCAACTGCAACCCCGGTGCTAGGTCGCGGATAGTCACACGCGTTTCACTGCCCTTGTTACCGCCGGAAAGGGCCACTAGCTCCAGTGTGGGGTCGCCCGCGTCGCCTGACACGTCTACGACCACCCAGAGCTTGCGGCCCCCCTTGAGCTTCACCACGTTGTTTAGCCAGTTGTACAAGTCTGGGTGAGCCTTCGCGCTGTACGGCGCAGGCTTGACCTTGCCGAGCTTGCTCATGTCGACGTGCTCGACAGGTATGGTGAGACCGCCCACCTTCGCTGTGGTGGTGTGCGTGATGGCTACCCCACGAGCTTCGTGGGCAAGTGAATGCTCTAGTTCTTCGTTGTAGCTGTCACGCAGCTTTGCCGTCTTGCTCGCATTTGCCTCGCGGGTCGTGGCTGATGCGCGAGTGTAGGCGCGGTAGCGCAGCTTCTCCAACTTGGCTGTCTGCTTGTCAATGTCATGCCGTACCGCTTTGGACGGTCGCGGGGTGCCCCGCTCGTGCAGAGTGATTCCCTGCCGATGTGCCTCGACACGTGCGGACCTGGCTTGCTCAACTGCGTCGGCAAACCCTGGGTCTTTGTACCCCTTTTGAATGACGTCCACAGCAGCTGACATAGCAGCTTGCAACTGAGCCGGTGTGCGCCCCTTTGAGATGGCTACCGGCTTGCGCTTGGGCTTCTGCGCAGTCCACGTCTTGTACGAGTCCTGCACATCCTCAAGGGTGTACGAACTGGAGTGGGTGGGCTTCTGGGGCCCCATCATGTAGCCGCCTCGACGCCGCGCGTGCTCCTTTAGGTAGTCAGCTACACTCATGCTCGCATAATGCTTCAGTGTCGAGAGCAGGGCTCGCAGGGCTCGCTGCGCGCCAGACCCGAAAGATTGGCTGTACCAGTGCCAGCTGTACGCGCCACGCAATGTGTAGGCTGCTCGTTTGCCGCCGCCGGAGTTTGTTACCCGCCAACCTTCGGGAAGGTGGCGCTTAACGTCCCGAATGGACGCGACACGACCTTTAGCCTCGGCATCCGCAAGGGCTTGCTCAACGACCTTAGCTCCGACCTGGCTTTCCGCTAGGAACGCGGTCACTTGCTCTGCGAATAGCTTGTCAGCGAGGGCGTAGGCTGCGCTATCGCGACGTCCTTTGGCCGCTGCGGCCCGGTCGTCTTGGGCGACTTGGGCGGCGCCGGCTTTCGACGCGACGATACGGGGGTCTCGATACCCAGCACCCGCAAGCACTTGCTTCCCGATAACGGGCCAAAACTTCCACGAGTTTGCGAGCTTCTGCAGAGATGCCCTGCGGGTCTTTTCCATCGTGTGTTCGATCTTCTGGCCCTTGTAGAACAGATCAGCGTCCCAGCGTACCCATGAGCGCTCCCCAACCTTGTTGACCTTGACGGTGACTCGGTCGCGGATGCCGGCGTCGTCAAGGATGCCATTAAAATAGGCCGTCGCGTCTTTGACGTTGGTACCTACCTCGGAACCGTCACTCTCCTTGCTCCCGGTAAGTACACTCTTCGAGGTCTGTGGCTGCAGAACGCGCAGAATGGTTTGGTTCGCAGCTTCCCAGCCTGCGGGGTACTTCAGTCCTTCGGCCGACATCAGATGCCGCACAAGCTCAAAGCCGTAGATGCTCGCCGCCATGGCACGCATGGAGCCAGTGAGCCCTTGCCCCTCTAGGTAGAACTTGTTCACCAGTGTGGCCGCACGCTCAACTTGGTCCAGCAACGGCGTGTCCTTGCTCCGCAACCCAGCAAACCAATCAGGTACCTCCGCAGCCGGCGGTAGCTCGTCGTCGAGCCCACGTTTAGCAGCGACCACAGACGCGGCCTCTGTGAAGATGCCAGCAATCAACGCAGCGCGGTTGCGCTCCATGAAGGCGGCGGTTGCCTGGCCCTCGCGGGTCGCCTGCAGGTATGCGTGCGTTGCTGCGTAGAGACGGGTTGGTAGTGAGATGGCCATCAGTGCGGGCGCTCCCTGGTGTGTCGGGGCCTTTGCGTACCCAGACAGTCTAGCGGCAGGGCATCGGAAGTGGCATTAACCCGCTGGCGGGTTTGCACCCGCTGGCGGGTTCGGCTATAGTCTTTGTGCCGGTGGGAGTTCCCCCACCATTCTGGAGTTCCCATGACAACCGAAGCAATCGCCCAAGCAATCACCGCACAAATGAGCCCAACAGACATCGCAAACTTTACCCCTCAAAATTGGAGGGACGGCATCAGCGCCATGCTCGTGGATGGCTGGGAGGGCGCTGACCTTGACGGCGTCTTGGATGCCATCGAGGACGACATCAACGATAGTGGTGACAACGACGCGGACGACTTCGCAGACAACTGCTGGGAAGGGTAGCATTAACCCGCTGGCGGGTTTGCACCCGCTGGCGGGTGCGTTAGGTAGATTATGCCGGTGGGAGTTCCCCCACCATTCTGGAGTTCCCATGGAAATGCAACAAGTCACAGTTACCATCACGCTCGAAATTCAAGCAGAAGCCCCCGCAGGCATGAGCGAGTCAGACCTCTTGGAGGCCTGCGAAAACGCGGCAACGTGGGGCACCCTCGCCGACGGGGAAGGCGTGGCATTGTGCTCCACTTCCCACGGACCCTACTTCAGAGGGACAGACGACCCTACAATCACCATCGAACTGGGAGATTGAACCCATGCCGACTTATGTCGAATGTTTCTGTTGCGACAAAGCCGTTCGGGTGGACAAACCCCACTGGCGCGTCCACATGCTAACCAGCGGTGAGATCGTAGCGCAGGGCTACGAGTCGAACGAATCACAGGGCACGTTCGGTATCGGCCCTTCCTGCCGCAAAAAGTACCCGCTCGCCTATCGGGTGAAAGAGCCTCACCATTGCTAGGCAGAGGACCTCAACACGGCGCTCGACCTCGTGATCAAGCTCGCCACTCACCCCTACGCGGAGATGCTCTAATGACCCAGCAACCCACACTTACGAGCCGAGTCGCGGCCATGATTACAGCAGGTGCGACCTACCTTGAGGTAGAGAACGCGGTCCATGACATGCTGACGGAGCGGTACCCCAACCGTGAAGACATCGAGGAGGAGGCCATGAGGATTGCGACGCGCGAATACGAGAAGGTGCCTGTCGATGACGACGATAGTGGTGACAACGACGCGGATGACTTCGCTGACAACTGCTGGGAGGGGTGATGCTCGGTGAAACCACAGAAGAGACAGACTTACTTAACCGGGCAGAGTGCGCGGTTGGCCTCGCTACCGAGTTGGCGCGTGACAACGGGCTCATCACGGCTCTGGTCGAGGGCCGTGCTCGCTACATTGGTGACCATACGGTCGCCGTGTTCGACGCTGCCATGTTCGCAGAGGTGGCCCGCATGGTGCAGGCAGAGACAGAGGCAAACATCGCGCTTGCTGCTACCCACGAGAAGGAGCGGCAGGCCGAACTGGTGGAACTCGCGCGTTACGATGCCGAGGTCTACTGATGATCTACCTAGAACTCATCCGCACCCTGCCAGAAGGCACACAAGGTCGCATCATTGCGGCGGCTCATCGCATCGCAGATGCCCGCAACATCGAAGCCAACGGGCAAGGTGCCTACTACGCCAGCCTGCGCATCCTCTATTACGACGAAGAGACGTGGAAAGATGCCTACCTTGAGGTGTGCGCGTGAAACACTCCCGCACCCCTCACCAAGCGGTACCCACTGAGCACAACGCGTTTGTCGAGCGCTACGGCTTCACACTCTCCCGCGGCGGCTTCCCGCTTGCCGGCCCTCAAGCTGTGCGTGCGGCCATCGCTCGTGGTGTCTGGTCTTGGAGTATCCTACTGTCTCTACAGACCCGAGCGCAGCGCCGGACGCTTGTAGACCTGCTCTACACTCACGAGTGGCTCGCAGTTCGCAGCGGCTGCGTGTTGGGTGCGGTGACGCGAGACGCCGCCGATGCTGCATTGACCTACGCTACGGAGTGAAGCTAACCTATGAGGCGCTCTGCCTCTTTGTGCAGATCACGCGGTAGCCGTTCACCATCAACTAGCCACTCTAGGTAGCTGGCGGGCACGTCGGCTAGGGCCTTGCCTCGGTGCTTGCCGAAGGGCATCACGTACTCCTCGCCTACGCTGGCAAGGAGACGTTCCCTGGCATCGCCAGTAACGACGCCTCGGTCGATGCGGTCTAGCAGACGGTACACCTCGAAGGCGTATGTTTCATTGCCCATGGCCGCGCGGGTCTTTGCTCCTATGCGCGGGTCATCGTGGTACGTCGCCTGGCGGCTGTCACTCTGATTCACCGACGCATCTCGTGTGCTGCGACTTGCCTCGTGCCGCCTTGCTTCACGGCGCTCACGCGCTTTCGCACGCACAGCTGGCGATGTCTTGTACTCGTGTTGCCCAGTGCCGCCGCAGGAGAAGCAAACGCCCCCTTGCACATGGTGCGCCCAGTTGAGTCGTCCTGTGCCATCGCACTTGCCGCAAGTCTCACGATACATCAGCTCTCCCGTCCGAGTAAATCCCAGCGCGCGGCACCCGCAACGGGTCCGGCCTCCCATCGTATTTTGCGGGTCGTGCCTTTGGCGGCTTGTACACTTGCTGCCGATCGAGCGCCTTGCTTGCCACGCTTGCCACCGATGAGGGCGACAGGCCGCAACCCTTGCGATTTAAGGGCCTTGTAGGTATGGCCCCCTTCGCTCTCTAGGCTGTAGGTCACGAACAACCAAGGGCCGTCGGCGTCCCCTCGCTTGCTTGCAGGTGCCGCTTGTAGAACGGCGCTCGCAAGCATGGAAGATGCACCCGCGACACTGCCGTCGCTTGCGATGCGTGTCAGCTCTAGGACGTTGCGCTGGTCGAGGCGCTTCCATGGTGCGGAGGGATGACCTGCAGTCGCGACTGCTACCAAGCGGTCACCCCGGAAGGCACCTAGTGCGTACATGGTGCGGCGAGGCAGTTGCTTGAGTTGGCTGTGGTGAGCAGCTAAGAAGGCCCTAGCGGCCTCCCGGTCGACAGGTGCTAGGCGTAGCTTCTTACCCGCCTCGCCCACTGCCAGGTAGGTGAGCATGTCAGCCATTGAGGCGACAGCTAGCCAGGTAGGAAGGGTCTGGTCGTCGTTGCGGGATGCGTCGTCGCGGGTGCGTCCTGTGTCGTGCTTCTTGCCTCCGGTGTGGCGATAGATCGGGTCACCGAAGGGCGAACCATCCCACCTGCCAGGGTCGGTCTCCATGGCGAGTTTGAACGCATGGACGGCCACAGAGCGGTCAAGGGCCTTGTCTGCGTTGAGCCCCATCGTACCGAGCACGGTCTCCATGGCTTCGGTGCTTGTCTCGTCGTCTGTCTTGCCTGCCAAGGCTTCCCACGCCCACGAGGCTTCGGGCTGTCCCAGCCAGTTCTTTGCAGTGCTTACGAGCTGCGCTGCCTGGTCAGGAAGGTCAGAGGGTAGGCCAGCGGGCCGACTGCGCTTGGTGGGTGTCTTGGGGCTGTAGCGCTTCCACAGACCAGCTTTCGGGTCGCCTGCAATGACCTCGCGGACCGCTTGACGGGTGACGGCGGGTGTCTCCAGTGTGTGAGCTTCCGCGCGTATCTCGGTCTCCATTGCCTGATGGAACACCTGATCCATGTACCAGGGCGAGTCGTTGGGGGCGTCGGCCTGCATGAACTCTGTCGGGTCCGCTGCCATGGCCCTACGCCAAGCCTGTGCAACCTTTCGAGGAGGGTTGTAGGCTTTGACCAGTGCGGAGGCCAGACGGTGCCGTGCGGCCTTCGTCATCCAGTCGAGATCACTCTCCACCTCGGTGCCGTCCATCGACCCACCGGGCGCCCACCGGGTCTCAGCGACGTCGCGACGCGCGGTATCTTTCGTCTTCATGTAGGGGCCAGGGTGGTGGCGGTTGCCCACCTTGCCGCGCAGGTAGACGCTATCGAAGTAGACCTCTGCACGTGGGTAGGCTTCGCGCACCATGGACAGGCGTTCTTGTGCTCCAGGTGCGCCGGGTGCGAGTCCCAGGAAGTGGAACGCATTCGGTGGGCTCTTGCGTACCGCACGCAGAAAGGCGCCCAGTTCTTCGATGGTGGTCGCGTCCTTCTTGCTGGGGATGCCGGCCACGAGCGTTGCACCACGTAGCTCTTTGCTCGCGGCGTTCCACATCTTGGCTTGGTCCCACTTCCCGCCACGCTGCAGAGGTACGATGAGCCGGACGGGGGCAAAGGCCCCCAGTGCCCGCAGCTCGGGTGCGTAGCGGTCCCACAGCTTTACGGTGTGTGCAGGGTCGGCAACGCGGTCAGGGGCCACCAGGAAGAGACCGGGGGCGTGTGCTGGCCATCTGCTAGCAAGCCGATTGTAGACCCCTAGAACCTCTGGCCAGTTTGGTGCTTTGGCTGCGTCCCAAGCGGGCCCGGTTGCTGTGAACTCAACCTCCGAGAAAGCACCCGAGTCCACGAAGACAGGGACGGCGCTCGCGATGTCGAGCAGTGCACCGACAGAGGCCTTGGTCAGCTCGGTCACAGCAACGCCGACGGCCTGACCCGCAGCACCGAGTGCGGCAATTTCAGCGGATCGAGTCGCACCACTGGCGAAGTAGACAGGAGGCTGCACGGCCTGCGTGCGTGAGCCGCCCATCCCGCTGTCACCGAGGTTTGAGCATATGGAGAGGTCGCCCAGTGGGAATAGGCCTTGGTCGGTGCCGGCCGACATCGAGCCGGCTGGCGGTCCCGGTCGACGGCCATCGGCTTGCTGCAGGGCGTTGCGGACGTGAGCGAGTACAGCTCTGCCCATGTTCACTGGGATGCCGTTCCCTACTTGCTTGTACTCTTCTGCTTGCCCACCTGCGAAGACGTACCAGGAGGGAACATCTTGGAGCTTTGCGGCCTCTCTAGGCGTGAGCTGCCGGACCTCGCCTAGCTCTGGCGACAGGGCGCCCTTCTTGCCTTCCGGCTGGTGTCCAGGCTCCACAGTGATGCCGTAGGGGATTCCCTTGTACATGCTCTTGGTCATGGCCGGTGCCAACCAGCGGCCCACCAGGGCATCACGTTTGCCGGTCGGCCACCAGTTCGCGAAGGCCCCACCGTAGTCGATGAACCCCTGCAGCTTCAGACGGTTGCGGCCATCCGTCAGCTCGCGATTGAGGTAGGCGATTGACTTGGGTGTCAGCTCGTCTCGGATGACGTCGTTGTCGGCTTGCTCGTAGTTGCTGCCCATCTTGCAACCCCCACACATCCCGTCAAGGTTGCCGATGTTCACACACGAGCTGTACCCGAAGCCCCCGCAACATCCGTCGTTGAGCCGGTCGAATGCACGGGTATAGACGTTGGCCGATCCGTATGGGATCGATCGAGGGTCCAGACGGGTCGGTCTAGGGCCTGCTCGAAGGTAAGAGGCCCACGGTGCTCCCTTTGGCCAGAGCACGTAGAAGGCCCGTTCCCGCGTCTGCGGTGTACCGAAACTCGCAGCCTTCAAGACCCACACGGTCCCCTCGTACCCGGCCTCGTCGGCGAGCGTCTTCCACCAGACATCCCAGTAGGCTGACCACTTGCCAGCGCGGACGGTATTTGGGCTGTTTTCCATTACGATAACGCGAGGCTGTCCTTCGCGTGCCCAGCGGATAACTTCGGGAAACAGGTTGCGAGGGTCCAGCGGTCCAAGTTGCCTACCCGCAGTGCTCCACCCTTGGCAGGGTGGCCCACCTGTGAGGACATCGAGCCCTCCGCGGGGGATGTCCGGTGTCCACTTCGTTGCGTCGGCCTGCTTTGCTTTGCCTGGCAGCTGCCTGTCGAGCGTCTCAACCGCGGCGGCGTCGCACTCGACTAGCTCCTGCAGGTCGTAGCCTTCGATGAACCCAGCGAGCGCCAGCAGTCCACCACCAGCAAAAACGTCGGTCATGGTGTAGCGGTCACTCTTGCGGGGTAGGCGTCGCATGGCCTCGTTGAGCTGCACAAGGACAGGCGCACGATTGCGCACCATCCACGCCGCCGTGTCGTTGGGCAGTGCTTTGTGCAGAGCCTCAAACAGGTCGCTGGTCGTGCGTACCGCCACGCTCTACCCCTTCTTCGCGGCTTTAAGCGTCGGGTGGCCGGTCTCGTGTGGACGTCCACCACCGATGCGGTCGCTTGTCCGAATCCACGCCGTGTTGCCTCGTCCTGTCTTGGCGATTGAGACACTGCCCCGCACGTAAGCGTCTCCTACCTTTTTCCAGTTCGCCTTTTCCGCTTTGGCCGCGAGCGCTGCACGCTTGGGCTCGACGTGACCAAAGTAAGGCGACAGATCTATACGCACACCTGTAGCAGCTCGAACACCTTGCCACGCTCGACTGTGCATGACAGACTCTCGGTCTTTGATGCCCGAACCCCCTAACATCTGATGGAGCTGGAAAGCGAGGGACGCGAAAAGCGTGTACTCGTTGGAGATCTCTAGGGCCTGGTCGTACTGGTCGCCGTCTCTGGGGATGGTGAGCTTGCGCTCTTTGAACCACTTGCGGTTGATGGCCTCTTCGACGATGTCAACCGCGAAGTCGCGCGCTTCGTCCTCTTCCCCCGCATACCAGCTAGCGGTCTCTTCCTCCTCTACGGCCGCAAGCACAACCTCCTGCAACTCCTTCCCCGTGGGGTCCTTCCAAGACTCCTCCGCATTGCCGGCAGAGACGCCAAAGATGGCAGCAACGTACATGGCAACCAGGAAGTTCTGCATCTCCTCTGCACCTGGGGCGTCGATGTCGTCCGTCAGCACATCGCCGTCAGACTCGGCTACCATCTTCTTGTAGTAGGCCACGACTGTTGGGATGCCTTGAGCACCGGCTTTGCCGCAGGCTGTGCGGACGGTGTTGTACCAGTCCTGCGGCGTCTTGTGGAGGCCCTTGACGGCGCCAGAGCGCAAGATCTGGCCAAAGGCGAGCCAGTCGAGTGCAGCCGCTTCGCGAATCAGCGTGAACGAGCCGAACGCATCCTTGGGCTCTGCGTTGAAGTTGCGACTACTGAAGCCCATGATCTTCGCATCGTATGCGTTGGTGGCCAGATACTTCGAGGCTTCCCCAACGAGCAGCACAGCACCATAGCCCCCCTCGAAAGCTCCCATGAGATGCAGTGGTGCCTTATCCCCTGCGTGACGTCGACCACTCCCACTCCAGTCACCTAGAGCCTGTCCACGCTGTGGCTTCGCTTTGGGGGAGGGCTTCACCTTGGCGCGCTTGGCGTTGACAGCATCTGCGGTCTTGTTGAACTCTGCCATGACCTTATGAGACTCGACCTGCATCCAAAGTGCCGTATCTCGCGTAGCTGGGTTGGCCTGGAGCACGGCGTAGACTGCATTGAAGAGTTGGACACCTGTGACGCCTGCTCGTGTGGTCGCGGGTGCTTTAACTCTCGCTGGTGCCTTTTGTGCGGTGTACACGCCGCTCTGATCTACCAGCCACTGGATAGCTTGGTTCTTTGGCGGGAAGGCCTGCGCTGCACGGCTCTGATACTGCTTGTCCACAAACATGAAGTCGGCTTTAGTGGGCGCGCTAGCTCCCGCTGGTCGGCGTGCCTCCCAGCGTTCTGCCCCAGACATAACGCCACCCTTGATGTGGTCTGCTGTGCCTATGAACCGCCGACGCCGCCGATAGTCAGTGAGGTAGACGTCACCTTGCTTGGTCAGTTCTGCCCCATAGGTTTCGCCGGCCTGACTAGGCCCGCCCTTGGGTGTCATTGTGTAGGACCCAGGCTTGACAGCTCCCGTGGCTTTCGTCACTGCTGCTGTAGCGACTGCGGTGCCTGGCCCACTCGCCACAGTGCCGCCCGTGACCGCGTGCCGCTTGATCAGTCGGAGGACGTTGGCCACCGCTTGCTGCGGCTTGCTGTCAATCGCCCACTTACGCTCGGCTTTCGGCATCTTGCCGTCAATGAAGACGTGCTGATTTTGCTTCCAATGGGGGAGACCCACAGCCTTATGGTCGCCCCAGAAGCTGTGAATGAAGCCGCCCGCTACGCTTACCTTAGCGCCACCTGGGACCGTGTCAAAGTAGTATTCAGTGCCACCCAGCGGGTCTACCTCCGCACGGTAGGGCACGCCCAGGCTAGCCACACCATTTGCAAGCGCTATAGTTAGCGCTATCTGCAGTTGTTTGCGGTCCTTCTCGGTTGCTCGGTACAGACGTTCGGCCATGTGTTCCATCCTTCGTATCCGCAGTCTAGCGGTCTAGGGGCGTCATCTGGCACGCTTGAGTGCAGCGCCAAGGTCGCGGAGGGTTACCAGAATTGGCCGACCGTTCTTATCTAGTCGCAATTCGTGCCCCAAACGTCCACCAACACGCGAAGCGAAAGTAGCAGACACCGCAGAGGACACGTCACCATCAAGCAGCGCTATGGCCTGCTCTACCGTGCTTTCCCCCTCGTGTACACGTTCACCCCCCATGACAGCCTCGACTTCGATGCGCTTGCGTTGAAGCATCTCGGTGATGTGCTCGTCAACCGTGCCGCGTGCCAGCAGGTGCGTGAAGGTCGTGCGGTCAGTCTGGCCGATACGGTGGATACGGTCCTCGCCCTGCTCCATCCATGAAGGGTTCCACCACTGCTCGACGAACAGCATGTCAGAGGCAGCGGTCAATGTGATGCCTTGGTAGCCGGCCTTGGTCAGGACGATGACGTCGCGCTCTCCCGCTTGGAAGGCCTTCACGCGCTCATTGCGCTTCTTTGCCGACACAGCCCCGTCGAAGTATGTCCAGTTAGCACCGAGCTTGTCCAGACCTGCACAGATGCCCTTGAGGACCGCTTGGTGCCACACAAACACAACGAGCGGCCCAGCTTCTACCGCTTGCCTGTCTGCAATCCACTGCAGTGCAGGGGCTACCTTCGCTTCTCCGATGAAGCGCCACAGAGACATGATGGTGTTGCGTGAAGCGTGTTGATTGAATGCGCTTTCGCTGTTGCCGGCGCGCACGGCAGCAACAGCCGCCTGAGCCGGGAGGATGCCATCCCCGACTAGGTGATGGAAGTGGGCCACCGACGCCTTGAGTGCCCGCTCCTTGGCGACGCCGAGCATGTACTCCGCACCTTTGTCCGCAGCCCCATCGTATTTTTTGCGAACGGTGTCAGGGAGGTTGAACCACAGTGGTACCCTGGTTTTGTCCGGCAGCTCTCCGAGTACCTCGGACTTGCGGCGACGTACCATGTGGTAGCGCAGACGATGCCGCAACTCTGCATTGAGGTCCCCCCCGGCATCGTCCACGAAGGTGCGCAGCTCTGTACGTCCGCGCTTTGCTCGTTTTTCCACGATGCGTTGACGGAGGTTGCGATACCGGTGGTTGAAGTCGTCGCGGGTCGGGAACTCTTCACGGTCGATGATGTGCAATGGATGCCACATCTCGCTAGTTTTATTCTCGATGACGGTACCGGACAGACCAATGCAGTAGGGCACAGATTGACCGATGGCCTTGAACGCTTGCGACCGTTTGGCCTGGGGGTTCTTTGCCATGTGGATTTCATCACCGATGACTGTCTGCACGCCCTCAAAAAGAAGGTCTTGCGCCAGCGGGGCAAGCAAGTCCCAGCTCACCACCCACACGCGCCGGTCGTTGGCCGGTGGCAGTTCTGCGGCAGCGCTCCCGATGACAACGGGGTCGAACCAAGGTGCAAATAGCTTGATCTCGTCGACCCAGTTGTGTGTCACCGAGCCCGGTGCAATCACGAGAGCAGGCAAGAGCTGACCATGCCCGTGCAACAGCGTTGCAATCGCCTGTATGGTCTTGCCGAGCCCCATGGCGTCCGCGATGAGCCCACGATAGCCACGGGCGGCCAAGAAGGCTACACCGATGCTCTGATACTCCCGCAGCACCAGACCGGGGGGGAGCGGCACATTACGCTCCACAGCTCGTGCCCACTGCCGAATGTCTGGGTCGGCAATCTCGGCAAACGTACCCGCGGCAGACAGCAGCGCGAGGTCTCGCCGGGGTTCGGCTGCGCTGTCCGTGCAGATGGCTAAACGAATCGCGAGAGCCGAAGCAAGATTACGACGTTCAAGCTGACGCGTAACGCGCAACACCTGACGACCGTCGAAGCTCGTGTAGTGCGCTCCCTTGTCGTGGTAGTCGATGGCACCTGGCAGGGTGCGCCGCCAGTCGCCGACCTCCCCTGCACCCTCACCTACGAGCAGCGCAATGCGGTCCGGCTGCTCGCCGCCGCCCTCTAGCCACTGCCAACGCACGAGGGTCTCCCCCTTGCCAGGACCGTCCCAAGCGATGACATGCCCCTTGTCCATGCCGGGCCGGACCTTGTGCGCGAGCAGCTGGGCCACGACGGGTAGGCAGCGGTCGAAGTAGGTGGCGTCTCCTCTGTCCTTGCTGCTGGACATCCGCTGCATCGCCCGTGTGAAGCCTTCCGCCTCCTTGTACAGCTCGACACTGACGCCACAAGCGGCGGCGCCGTCGGCGATGCGCTGGGCTTCAATGGCATCAAGTGCGTACTCTTCTGCTCGCTCCTCTTTGAGTGCTCCAGTCCACAGGGGCAGTAGCAGAGCCAGCGCACGCGACAGAATGGGGCGCTTCGCTTTGGCCAGTGCCTCAATGATGCGCGGAACGTCGGCAAGGTCGACCTCTGCGTACCATAGGCCTTGAACTTGTCGCCACAGACCACACCCAGGCACCGCATGGGTGTGGTCTTCGAGCGTGCCAATGTCTAGGCCGATGGCCCCGCAAAACTGTTTCAGCTGGCCACTGAAGCCGAAACGGGCCGTCTCAGGACCGCCGCACCCCATGCCCCGGTCATCCCGCCATCCATCGTTCCAAGCGTACCAGCCGTCAGGCACCACGGTACCGTGCATCGGAGGCACTACAGTGGGTGTCTGTTCACTCACGCGAGCCACCATTTCCAAGTATCCCACTTAGAATCCACGGTGTGCGACACGTAGCCCAGCCCCTCCGCAGCGAGTAGCTCTGTCAGCACTAGTGCGGGGCTGTAGTAGAGCTTGTCGGCCACAGCGGTAGCCGTCGCAGGCTCGATGTCTGCGAGGGCGTTGATGATCTTTTCGATGGGGTCGGCGTGCATAGCCCGCAGGGTATCACCCGCGAGCGGTCAGGTCGACTTAGATGAATCCACCGGTCTTGACAGACTGCGAAGTGCCCACGCCTGGCATCCACCCACGCACCTTGTCCCAGGCACCTTGTGGCGGTGGTCCACCAGCATCCGGCTTCCCTTCCATTGCGGCCTGGTTGGCTTGAGCAGCGGTCAGTACAGGCGCGGGAGCTGAAGCTCCTTTGCCGGCAGTCGCGGTCGAGTAGGATTTGTAGGTCCAAACGGCAGCGGCAGCGGCGGCTACTCCGCTGGCGATCTTGGTGTTGCGCTTGCGCGTTCTCACTGCGGCCATGATGAGACCTAGCGTTGCGAGACCACCGACAATCATCTGTGAGTTGAGAGAGAACGCCATTAGATCACAGCCGCTGCGAACGGGGAGCCGTAGCCGGCCATCTTGCCGGGGTCGATCACAGGCTCATCCTCTTTCGACTGCACACCTGGGATTTTAGCTTGAACCATGGCGCGCTGGCTCTGTCGCGCAATGATCTTCATCTCCATGCCTTTAGGGCCTTGAATAAGGGCAGGCGCTCCCAGCGCGGCCAGCACACCGAGCACCACCTTCCCCCATGTCGGTTTGACCTTGTAGGCACCGAAGGCGAATGCAGCAGTGAAGATGGCTTGGCTGGCGTATTGGCCACGAGCCATGGCTTTGGGGTCGACGGGCATGAGAAACTCCTAGAGGTCTGCGAGGACGGAACGAAGGGCAGCGGTCAGACGTGCCATATGAACGGAGTCGTCTTCTTGTGCAGGCTTAGAGGGGCGTACAGGGGCGTAATGGCCGCCTGCGGGGGCTTGACGGCGCGACGGTCCACGGCGTGACGACTTCGCGGGTGCGGACACCCGATGGTCCATCCCCACCTGCCGTACAGGCTTGTACGATGCACCGGGGATGACACCCGTACGGCCACTGTGTGAGCGACCTCGGGTCTTGGTCTTCGGAGCGGGTGCGCGGTACTCCATGCCTTGGCGCTTGGGGGCTAAACGCTGCGTCGCTTGTGTTGGTGCAACAGAGTTTTCAGCCGCCGTGACGGCTGCAGTGATCTCGTCTTTTTGCGCAGAAGTCAAACGCTTTGATGTGGGGTACCGACCCTCGCCACGCAAATACTTGCGGTACTGGGTACCGTAACGCTTCTCTTCTGCGGTGTGCCCTGGAGCGGAAGTGGCGCGGGGCTTGCGGGGCTTGCGGGGCTGGCGGGTGCCACTAGACGCAGCACGCTTAGCCGCGGCTTCTGCACGGGCCATGGCGGCGTTGACACGCTTGGTCGCAGCGGAGCCCCCCGCACCGGCTTCAACGTAGAATCCCTTGGGAGCGGCCTTGCTGTCTAGCTCAGTAAACGATTTCACTTCACCGATGACACCGGGTCCGGTGATGAGTGCGAAGTCCCCGGCTTTAGTGCCGTTGAAAGAGTAGATCCGAAGACTGACACCTGTGGCTCCCGCTCGCGTGTGTGAGACCTCTGGCCGCTTGAGCTTGCCGCCGTGGGCCGCGAGTACCTTGCTAATGGCCGTCAGCTGCGCACCTTCAGACTTACGCGCACTTACGTGCTTCTTGATGAGGGCTAAAATGGTGCTTTGACTTGCCATCGGGATTCCTTCCAGTGCTGTGCGCAGTCTAGCGCTTGAGTCCTAGTGTCTACTACCGGCCGCGACGCCGAACCACACCATCGCCTCGCTCGATCTGTCGACCGCCCTTCACTGTCCACACAGGCCGCAGCCGTGCCCCGGTCACCAACGCCTTGAGTTTGTCCCGCTCCATGAGTGCGACCAGCTCAGGCGGTATCCAGTACAGCTCGACGATGCGGTCGTCACTGATGGCCTCGCGACCTTTGCGCCGGATGATGGCGTGGGCCTCTGTGTGGTCGACCCGGCGCACCTTGGCCTGTCGGCGCGTCTTGACGAAGCTGGGCCCCTTCCACGCGCCGCGTGTCTTACCTTTGCGGGTCTTCTTTGCCGGTTTAGGCACCATCCGCGCCATGTACAGGCCGCCTGGTGCCCCAAAGCGCGAGCAGGGCAGCGGAGCCCGCGCAGAGGCGGCCAGAGCGACACGGGACAGTGCATGGTCCGGTGTCTTCGGAGGGGGCGAACCCCTCACGGCCTTGACTGCGTTGCGGGCGGTGAGTGGCTTCACTAGCGTTCACGGCCTACGCGAACTCCGCAGTATTCCCACAAGATGGTCCCGTGACCAAAACGGACGTCACTGGCCTTGTAGCCGGGCGCCACATGCAGGAGGAGCAACGCCCCACCGGGACCGGGTGTGCAGTTCATCGGGGCCTTGACGACGCGCTCGGCGATGGCGCGGCTCGTGCGTTTGTCCCCACCGGAGTTTTCTGTGCGGAGGTAGAACGTCCCGGTCTTGGGTAGACTTGGGTTGCTCCGCGCTTCCCGCCGCACGCGTTCACCGTCGTGGTAGTGATTGACTTTGTCGGCGTCAGCAGCGGCTTTGTAGGGCGTCTTGTAGGTGGTCTTGCCCACTTTCACACCGTTGGGAGAGTACAGGTACCACACACCAGGGCGTGTTTTCTCCATGCCCCAGCCATCAGCATTCACATACAGACGCTGCTCGTAGTCATAGGTCCAACCCTTGGGCATCCTGGCAGGGTTGCCATGCTTGCCGGGGTTCACAAACAACGCGGAGGCGCTCCGAAGGCTGGGATTGCGGCGCTTGCCCCCTCCACGGCCCCTGCGGTGCGCCTTGGCTTGTGCGCGCGTCATGCCCATCTGTTTTGCTGTCTTGCCTGCCATTATGCCACCTGCCCTACGTAGTTAACGTAGCTGCCGTTTGCTTGGCGGTACGTGTATTTCGTGCGATTCGTCCGACGTGTCACGTAGGATGCATGGACATTAGGGCCGCGTGAATTGCGGTTGTACAAGATGGCCTGGTCAACAACAATCTCGCCGTTGGCTACCATCTCGCGAATCAAGCTGTACGTGTCGTTGCGGTCCATCCCTTCGATGTAGAAGTCAACGGCCTCGCCTTTGGTGTGCTGGCTACCATTTTCACCGCCGATCTCGGTGTTCAACTTGGGGCTGCGAAACCACGAAGTGACTCGAACACGCCCGTTGACGCGTTGGTCGAGGGGTGACAAAAAGTTCAAAGACAGATTGGAACCTGCACGCAGCTGAAGGGGCGTCGCGGAGTTGTCGATGCCCTTGGCTACCGCGGTGTTGCTGTGTAGGAAATCTTCCACCAAGCTGAAGCGCCCGAAGTCGTACGTTTCAATGGCTTGCTGAGTCTGGGGTGTATTCACGTTCACTCCACTGGATGAGGTGCCGGATGGCTTGGCTGGGCTTTGCGACGTGATGCGCCGCTTCGGCGTCTTACGCTTCTGGGTCTTGACTACGACGTAGCCCACACCCGCGAGTGCAAGCACCGCGGCTATGACGCCACCTAGAGAGGCCATGGTGAGGCCTCTGCGCTTGCGGCGCCTTGCCATGTCAATCCTCTGCGGTGACCGCGTCAATGACTACGCGGGCTGTCTTGCCCCCATTCTTGCGCTTCTTGCGCATGAAAGGGACGGGATGTTTGCCTTGTCCGGTGCGGTAGACGGCGAAAAGCCCTCCACCTACGACAAGCGCCCAGCCCCACCACGGGACCGTCTGCACAGCCCAGGTAGCGGTCCTGCGGACGACACCGAGCTGCTTGACCTGTGGCTGCTGCTGCTCTTGCTCACCGGGAGCGGGCATCTGCGGTTCAGAGGACTGCGTGAAGGTCGTGCGGCCCGATTGGTCGAAGCCTCCGACCTGCGGACCCGCGCCACCAACGGCACCTGCACCACCTGCACCCGAAGGACCACCGTAGTAGTCTTCGGCTGTTTGGTAGGCCCCTTGCGGTGGCCGGGATTTGCTCTCTGGCTTGAAAGGCACTTGCCCCATGGAGCTAGAGGCGAACGGTAGTACGTCGGGCATTCAGGACCTCAAGATGCGGAAGCGAAGAGAGCGGCGCGAATGTCCGCGCTAGCAAGTTGTCCGGCTGGGAACACAAACTGCAGGGAGAGGTCTTCGGCGATGACGGGACCGAGCAACGCCAAGTAAAACGGCACGGTAGGCGTCGCAGGCCAGACCCTCGAATCGATTACAACACCCGCGATGCCATTGACCGTCGCGATTAGCTTGACCACCGTATCGACATGCACAGCGATGGCCCCGCTGGGTTGGGCCACCGTGTACGCGACGCGCGTCATCCCGGAGGTGTTCATAAAAAGGTGCGTCACCGTACTAGCACCAGCGTTTGTGAAGTAGCTGCCGCGTGTGCCGCCGCCGTTGCCCCCACCTGGAGTGACGTCGGCGACGTAGCGAGGGAGTCCTGTCTTTTCGCCAAACATCAGTGCAGCTCCGAGCTGATAGTGATCTGCTGGGCACCAACGGCGCCAAACACCAAGTCTGAGACGATGGCCAACCCCCAGAAACGGACAGGGCTGTGCAGTGGAAATACAAGCGTCGTGGTGTAGGTCGTGCGCGCCCCTGCTGTTGGCACGCTGAAGCCGCTGTACACCTGGCTTGAGATATTGAATGGCGCGCTGTTGTACGCAAGGAGTCGGGGGTTGAGAGCGTGTGACCTCGTCACGTAGCTGAAGCGCCACACGGATGCCGTGAGTAGAATAGCCTCGATGGTCACGTAAAGACTCAGGTGGTTACCGTGCATCAATTCACGGGGTACGGCCATGGCTTCGGTGCCGTAGCTGTTGGAGGCTGCAAGGTCACCGCGCAAGTCAAGAGGGACCAACTCCCACAAGCGGCGCTGTACGACACCCGCGCTGGCACCAAAGGCCCCGTCGCCGGTTGTGATGACCGCGCCCTGGCTAGGGCCGCTCGTGCCCTGGCCCTGGTAGCCTAGCGGACGCTGGACATCGACAGGCATACCGCTGCGCCCACCGAAGGCACCACCGCCTACGCGTTGCTGCCCTGCGGCTTCCGGTAGGGAGCCAAAAGCGTTTACTGGTTTTGTCATGGGGTCATCCTCCTACTAGCCCGAAAAGTTGCCCGCCATGGGGGTCAGCTCGATTGCCCAGAGCGACAAATCGATACGCAGGTTGGCGAACAATGGGGTGATCAGCACCTGCATGACCGTGCCGCCAGGAAAGCGCCAAGCTGGCATACCGAGGTAACGCGGGTATTTCGCGTCACCGAGCACAACCGAGCCCAGAGCGGCGTTGTCTTGGTACTGGCGACCCTGCGCCAGCTTGAATTGGACTGTGAAGGTGTCGAGCGGATTAGCCACGTTGGTGGGCGGGAATGCAGCACCAGACGTGTCGTAGACCGCAGCAGTGAGCGCGTAGATGGCGCTATCCAGGTCGAAAGCGATTGTCGGGATGGCGGTCGTACCCGCATTGCCGTTTACAATCGAGATCACGCGGTCGTTGAGACCGGGTGTGAAGCCTTCCGCGGGCAGAAGGGGTGCAGGCTCTGCGACGTGCATGGCAATGAAAGGTACACCGCCGATGACGGTTGCACGGCCGGTCTGCTCAAGACCCGCGCGCATAGCGGGACCGAGTTGTGACTCGATGGCTTTTTCCACGCTCTGTAGGGCGAGGGCTTCCATGTACTGACGTTGGGAGGTCATAGCGAGACTCCAGAGGGGCAAAAGGTGTGCAAGGTCACAAGTGGATGAGACTAAAAAGGGGAAAGGCCCCGAAGGACGCTCGGATGAACGACCCGCGAGGCCTCACGGCGCTGTGGCCACCGCGGTGCGAAGGCCTAGCCTTCAGGCACTGCGGAGGTAGCGACGCCCACCAGGTGGGTACGGATGACGAGGTTCGAGCTGTTGATGCCGCCATCGACTGCGATAGCGGAGTCACCGAACGACAGTTGCAGCGAGAAGCTGGTGTTTGCCGGCAGGAGCACAGGCAGCTCGTGGTAGACCCAGGTAGACCCTGCGCCGTTGTTCAACGCGATACGTGAACCGCCGGAGCCGCCCTCGACTGCGCCGGTATCAGCGGTCGAACCGAAGATACCACCACCCTGTCCGATGAGGGACACGGTTGCAATTTCAACAGTCGTGTTGAGGAACTTCCAGATTGGAACGCAGTTGTTGAGCAGGTTGCGCAGGTCGGCGCCTACGACGGCCCACGAGTCGTCATAGAGCGGCTCAACAGCCACCTGACGCACGGTGTAGGCAAGACCAGACGCGATTCGACCGGCCTCGGCCATGTTGGTCTCAGCGATGGACATGGGATTCGGCCAGCCCTGGCCGGTGCCGCCTTGCTTCGTCGAGAAGAGGTCGCGGGTGAGTCCTGCCAAGACGGCGCCGTTCAGGAAGTAGTAGCTACTCCAGAGGTCGGCTTCGTAGTAGCGCTTTACGTTCGTGGGGAGCCGGAAACCGGCCATTTGTCCGTACATGAAGACCTCCTAAAAGGGTCGCGGGGTGTGCGCATAAAACAGGGAGAATTGAAAAGCCCTGTGCCGCAGAGGCGGCGGTAGGGGTGATGGACCGTGCGGAACTACAAGGGGTAGGAGGAGCTACACACGGTCCATCGAGGGAAGACTAGGAGCCGACGAGCACGGCGCCCATGGCACCAGAGAAGCCGCCCGGTGAGACCGAGAAGCCAGGGCCCATGCCCATGTCAGCGGAGAGGAGGCCGTAGCCACCGGTAGAACTGGACACGAGGGCGCCCATGCCGGCCACTGGCTCATCACCACCGACCTGCTGTTCAGGTGTCGCGATGCCGGCTTCATTCGCCAGCTGGCGTGAACGCATCTTGACGTAGCCAGCACCCGCACCTGCAGCGGTCATCAGACCCGGCAGATTGGCGATGGAGCCAAGGAACGGGATCTTCGAGATACCGGCCATCTTCAGGCCACCTGCAACGACTGCACCAGAGAGAGCGGAGAGCAGCGTAAAGTACGCAAACTCATTCTCTTTCAGTACGGCCGGGATCCAAGTCTGCGACGAGACAATGGGCGACAGGCGGAGTGGGATTTCCATTGCGACACCGGCCAAGAGGCCAGCAGGCATGGAGCCGAACGCCGCCGCGAGGGTACCGCCAATGACAGGCACCTTCTTGAACATCTTGCCAATGCCGGGATTGCGGCGGACACGGCGAGAGCCCCGACGTGTCTTGCTCGACAGCTTCCATGGATTGCGACGCGGACGCATGGCTCCACGGCCCTTACGTGCGCGCTTGCGCTTGATCTTGCCGGCGTGAATGCGACGAACACCTGGACGCGGGTTGCGGCGTTTTGCCTGACCACGGCGAGAGGTGCGGCGTTTTGCCTGCCCACGGCGGGCGGTGCGGTGCTTCGCCTGCCCACGGCGGGCGGCGCGGCGAGGGTTGCGACGAGTTGCCCGGCGACGATTGCGACTGGCAAGCATACGGCGGCCAGAGTGACGGCCCTTGCGGCCCTTGCGGCCCTTGCGGCTTGTGCGGCCCCGACGGGTCTTGCTGCGACTGCGGGGATTGCGGCGGGTGACCCGAGGTGCCTTACGGCGAGCCTTACGGCCTCGACCCGGATTGCTGATCACCGTCGCGATTGTCCGGCGGCGGCTAGTTGCGGTGCGACGACGCGCCATACTGTACTCCTACGTGTAAAAAGGCTGCGGCGGCGTCACCCTAGGGGGCCTCTCCGTCAGCAGGCCACCGAAGCGGCCGACACTCGTAGTTTGGCGGTTTGGCCCCACAACTGGCACGCCTGCGGCCAATAGGGGGTGCCATGGCGTCTAGGCGCATGGGCGCTTCTTTCTACTGGGCGCCGTGGTAGTCAGGGTGGCTAGACCGCTAGACTGCCCCTGGGGGTGCGCGTGAAGAAGATCAGCGTCAAGATGGCAGACGGTTTGCACAAGAAAGTGGGGCACATAGCAGTGGACGAGGACGTCACCAAAGCGGGCGTGTGCCGTTCGGCGCTACTCGTGTTCTTGGAGCTACGCCCTGCATTACCAGCTCTACGAGCCCGCGCCAAAAAAGAAGGCGTCCCGTTGGACACCTTGATCACACAGCTGTTGAGCGCTTAGCTCAGCTTCACAACAGAGATGCGCTGAAGAGTGCCGCCTGTGCCTGCGGCGCCAGCACTACATGTGAGTGCGATGCCGAGGACGTTGTCAATCGTGGTGTTCGGATTGGTGCCATCCACGTCGTTGTCCACTGACCCAGCAACGGCTGCAATCTTGGCACTGATGTCGGAAGCAAACGACGCCACACCGCCGACACCGATGGTACGAACAGTTAAGTTAGCCGAGATGAACCAGTCACCCGAGGCCGACGTGATGGCGGCAGTAGTAGCCAGCGCTGTGCCGCCAAAGCTCAAATCGAAGACGGCTGTCTGTGCCCCTGCTCGTAGCCAAGTGCCGCTTGCCTGCACCTGTAGGACGTCACCTACTGCAAGTGTGCTGGCACCCACAGTGTACGTGCTGTTGAACACGGTGCGCACGGCGGTGTTGTCAATGGTCGCAGAGGGTGCGACCGAGGCCAACAGCAAAGCAGACCCGGCGGTCGACCACAACGGGGCCACACCTGGTCCACCTGACTGGAGACGTGAGCCGGCTACCCCCGCACCTAAGCGGGAGAGCAGGCCATTGGCCCCCATATAAAGCAGATCACCCAGGGTGGTGAGTGTCCAGCGGCTGGCTTGATGAGGCATTCATTCATCCTAGTGATCTGTGTGACTGGGAGCGTCGAGCGGCTTAGCCGAGAGCGGTGCCATCGTTATGGACCAGACGCCAGACATAGGTCGCAGCCGCTGTACGGAAGGCCTGCAACGTGAACGAGTCGCCAACATCAGCCAGCGTGATCGTAGTGTTGCCCGCCACATTGAAGGCTGCTGCTACGGTGACGACACAGTCACCGCCATCCGTCAGGAAGTAGCAACGGATCTGCTGGCCTGCGAAGGTCGGGACTGCAATAGTCCGCGCTTCCGCACCAGCTGTAATGATTGCGTAGTCCTGCGAGATGGCGACGCCAAGGGCACCACCAGCGCCAGGGTCAGCAGCGAATGTCGAGCTGTCTACGCCAGAAAAGAAATTAGAGGGCATGATGTCTCCTTGGGTGGAACCAATGGGTTGCACAAGTAGTTTAGCGGCACGGCTGCAGAAGTGGCACAAACGTCTTTAGTTTGTGATCCCTGCGTCTGGCACATGGTAGTCACCGCCGGCCCACCACAGGCGTCCACGCTTGTCGACACCGAGCCAGGGCTTGTGCCCGGTCTCTTCGCCCATGTGGTGTTCATACAGGTCGGGGATAAACTCATGTGCTAAGCGGGCGCCCTTGCGTCTGGCTTTCGCATCGTCCATCTTCGGCGTCAGGTAGACGACACGCTCGACGATGCCTACGGGCTTTACCAACACGTTGGGGTAGCGCTTTTTGTGCTGCCGAAGTTTGCGCCGGTACGGCTGGCCATACTCATCCCACGTCGCGAGCTGTGCCAGCTTGAGCGGCTGGACGCCTCGACCTCGGTCCCAGAGCGCCCGCTTCATCTCCTGCAAGACGTGCAAGTCAAGCACATTGTACAGCCGCCTGACCTTCGGGTCGTCGAATAGCAGCATGGCTTGTGGGTCATCCCCATCGGTCGGGAAGTCCAGCACCATAGTGTCTCCGCCAGGTGAGCGGATTTCCAGCTCGGACAAGCGGCCCATCATCACCAAGTGGTCGGGTAGGTCCGCGTCATCGACCTCAAGCACTTTGTCAGCCTCGATGCCCCAGTGCGCGTCTTTGTACGCCTTCAAGGAGCTGGCGGGTGCTTTCCCTGTCGAGCGGCGTATCTTGCCCATCTAGGGGGCCGATGGCGGGAACATGGTCACTGTGCTGTACACGCTGGTGATGCTGTTCGAGGCGTTGGCTGTTCCCCACTGCGCACCCGCTTGGATCGATAAGTCACCCGTGGGGGACGACTGCACCGCGGCGTAGCTGGTAGCCGCATCCGCCGTGCCCAGCCGCGTAAGAATCTCCGTACGCAGCTTGACAGCACCAACGGCGTCCACGTAGAGGTCCGCGCTGATGGACCACTCGCCATCCAGGTTGGGTGAGATTGTGCGACTGAGCAAGACCACACCTTCAACAACCAAGCTCACGACGAGTTCTGGAGTTCCTGTGCGGCCCCACGAGCCCCCAAGACTAATGCGACCCGTGGCACCCGCTTGCAATTTGGCTGCTGGGATGGTCACAGGGGCGAAAACGCCAGCGGTTGTGGTGTTGGCGATGGTGCCTGCGGTCTCGTCACTGCTGGCTTGGGCGGTGCCCAAAGTGCCCGCCATAGCAACCCACGCTACACCGGTCCAGTAGTACAGAGTGCCTAGATAGGTCTCCAGTGAATACTGCACGCCGGTCGCGGGTAGGCCGGCGGCCTGCTCGATGTTGATACCGCCGTCTGGGAATCGTGTCGTGTCAGCCATTAGTGCTTCCGTGCGCGCTTGCGGCGCAGTCTAGGGTTTTTACGCTTGGTGGGCAGCAGTGCCGCCCCTATTTTCGCGTAGGGTGCCGCCACAGCGGCCACGAGGCCAACGCCACCGGCGACCACACCGACCTTGCCCCAAGTGGGCAGGTTTGTCCACAAAGCGCTGACCACCCATTTCACCGGGTCATTCTCACGGTCCTTGGGATTCGAGGGGTCACCACCGGGCATCACAACACCTGCCACGTCTTCGGGGATGCGTAGACGCTTGAGCCGGGTAAGGTACGTGACAGCCGCGGGTGCTGACAAGCGTTGCATCTTGTCGATGCCTTCGTCGTAAAGTCCCCGGATGCGACTGGGTGCATCCGACCTCCCGATCGACGCCTGACCCATGACCTGCGCACCTACGTCAGTCACCCACTGCCCCACCCACGCTCCCAGGTAGTAGGTGGCGTTAAACCCTGCGGCCAGCGTCGCTGTCCACAAGTTCAAGATCGCATAGCCGGCGCTCTGTGCAGGCCTCGACGTGGGGTCTACAGCACGCCGGACATACTCGTAGGTACTCGCAGGGCGCTGTCCCGATAGTATCTCTTTGTGGAGCTGCACGCGGTTGACTGTCGCCGAGACGACTGCCAAGCGAAGCTGCACACCGACGGTGTTGCCCGCAGCTTCCCCAACCCACGAGGGTGCCTGTGCGATGCTCGATGCAAAGCTCCCGTCGCGGTTGCCGTTGGGTAGCGCCATGAAGGCGACAACCTCTTTGATCATCCTGCCAATGGCTTTGCGGTCCCCTGGCGCTTTCTGCTGCTTTGCGGCACCGAGAGCACCGAGAGCACCGAAGCCTCGGGCGGTGCCGAAACCTTCCCCGGAGACGCTACGGTGCGCAAGCGCTGACTGACCTTGCCAATGACTCATCTTCGACTCCTACGACGCTTGCGGCTGGTGCGAACCACGCCAGCGCCAATGAGAACTATGGCTGCAACACCAATGCCTGTGACGACCCACAAGTTCCGCGTGATGCCATCCTGCCAATCCTTGCCCGCGTCGATGGAGTCGGTACGGTCGTCGACCATGGCCTGCAGAGCTTCCAGCTCGTGCCGGAGCCTACGAATCTTCCAAGCGGGTTTGTTCTGGGCAATAGCCTTTTCGAGTGCGGCCCGCTTGCGTGATGCGCGAACGCGAGGGTCGCTGAATTGTGCGATTACGGGCGCGTATTGGTCGAGCACCGACAAGATGTTGCCGCCGCCACCGGCACCGCCACCACCGCCACCGGCATCTTGATAGCTGGGGCCGCTGTAGTGCCCTGCTTGCGCTGCGTACTGCTGCTGCTGGGTACTGACGTCCCCTAGCCAGGTGCCACCGAGACTGGCGGTCATGCCCGAACGGGTACGCGGTCCACTACCAAGGGCACGATGGGACCGACCAAACGAGAACCGGGGCACTTGTAGCAGCGGCATCCCCATGGGGCCAGGGCTGCTGTACGCTGCGTGTAAGGACTTACGCCGTGCCATCATCGACTCCTACGGGTGCGACGGCGCTTGACCACATTCACAGTGCCTGCCGCCAAGAGTAGGGCCACACCGGACCCCACAGCAATCATACCGATGTCTGTCTTGACCCACTCAACGACATCGCCGACGGCTCCACGCTCCTCGACAACCCGAGGCGCCGTTGAGACCATACCTGCTATCGTCGGCTCGTTCGGTACCGTGAGCTTGAGGCCGATGACCACCTTTGCTGCGTTCAAGCGGTCGATGTCCTTCTGTAGCTGCAACTTCTGACGCTTGTACTTTTTGCGGCGGCTCTTGCTGTTGGGCTTGCTGTCATGCCGACGCTTCGCCTTGCGTACGTCGTCGCGCTCTTTGCCGATCTTGCGCTCCCAACGCTCAGCGTGGCGTTGAACGACCTGCAGCTTAGCGGCCGACATCTTGCCGTATTCCTTCGCGAACGCCAGAGGATAGCCTTTGTCGATCGCGACCTGTCGAGCAGCCTTCACACCCTTGCGCCGGAAAGTGTCCACAAGCACAATGATACCGGCTGTGGCGACCAACCCACCCGCCACAATCCAGCCAGCGACCGGAATAGCAGTGGCGACCGCACCTCCCGCAAGCATGGTGGTAACCATGGTGCTGCCCGCGGCCATGGCAACGCCGCTGGCTGCTTTGCCGCCCTCCGTCGCACCTCCACCCGAGTAGCTGGCGTTCGCCACAACAGGGGCCGGCGCAAATGGCATGGACGCATAGCCGTGATGGTTTGCCGCTGCGGTCTTGAAGGCGCCCAGCGTGAGCGCTCCACTGTTTTTCGTACCACGGCCCGTGCCGGTCCACCCTTGAGACACACCGGGGCCATACGGCGCAAGCCCAGTGGCACCATAGGATGTGCCGAGCATACCTTTGCGCTGGCTCTTGAATTTCCGCGCTGTGTATTCAGTGCTCATTTTACCTCTAAGATGCTGCTGCAGCCGCAAGGGCTAGTAGTGCGAGACTGCCGATTACCCATTTAGCTTTGGCCGACCTGACCGGGTCAGGTGTGACTGTCTGCTCTTGGTAGAAGGGCTCCGTGGGCGGCGGGACGTCAGGCACCGTGCCCCTTGCCGGCATCGTGTTGCGCTTGAGCTTCTCGTCTTGGCCGGCTTTGGCCTTCTCTTCTGCCTGAACGCGAGCCGCTTTCCGCCTCGCGTTCAGCGCTTGCGTGTCCGCCAAGCGCTGTGCGGCCTGAGCCGCTCCCGTTGCGGCGTTCTGCGCTTTGACGTCGTCCCGCGTCTGCACATACAGGTCGTACAATCCTACCTTTTCAGGCGAGTTCTGTGTCACCCTGAACATGGTAGTTTGCGCAGTCCGCAAGTGCAGATTGGCTTTGTGGGCATCACCAAATTTGGCTAGCTCCAAGGCCTCTGCAAGCAGCACCCGTGTGAGCGCTGCGTCTTGCTGCGACTGGCTCACGAGGTTGCCGCCCAACCGGCGAACGCCAGCAGCGCGAGGACACCACCACCGATGGCTACCTTCGCCCCCGTGGACATACCGTCACCCTCCTCCGGGTACTCTTCGATGTATTCTTCCGTGTAGACATCGCCACCCGGCACGCCTTCGTCGCCGTAGTCCACGGCGTTCTGTGCGGCGTGCTCTGCCAGCAGTGCCGCAACGCGCTGCTGAGCCGCCGCTACCGTCGAGGCCAACCCGGTCCTACTACCAGATGCCGACTGGAGGGCCTTCACTGCGCGACGGAGGTAGGTATTGGCGTTGAGTGTCTGGCCATGCTTTGCGGCTGCAATGGCTTTCGTGAGGTTTTGCGTGATGCGAGCACCTTGTACATCCTGCTTGCTCATGACACTAGTCGACGTTTGGGTGCTTGCATCCGGCGCCTTGAAACCTGGTCGTGTCATGCCTGCACCGTAGTTGCCCATGGGGCTGTACGGCGTCGCGCCATTGTGTACGGCACCGTAGGCGACAGCAGCGCGGTGGCCCGCCCCTATGCTACCGAAGCGCCCATATGAATTTGGTTTTCCAACAGCCATGAGGGCCCCCTAAGAGAGTGTGTAAGCGCCGGCACCGACCACGAGGACAGCTCCGCCAATGATTGCAGCGACGGCCCAAGGGGACATCTTCTTTTTCGGTACCGGAGGTGGGGGTCGGTACATGGACGTACCCCCCGTGCGTGGTCCACCACCAGCAGGCGGCAGGCCACTGGAGCTAGATGGACCACCCTGCCCAGGGTGGTCCATGCCGATCTGTTGTGCTGCCTGGAGCCCGAAGTTGAACCACTGCCCGATCTGGTCTGGTGTGACGCCGCCGCCGCCGCCGCCGCCGCC